CAGACACAGCAGCACTTGCTACAAAGACATATGCTGACGGAGCAGTAACAACTGCAGTATCAGCACTAACAAAGTCTTCAGTTGGTCTTGCAAATGTAGACAATACATCTGACGCCAACAAGCCAGTCTCTACAGCAACACAAACAGCACTTGACCTTAAGGCACCTCTCGCAAATCCAACATTTACTGGAACAGTTTCAGGTATCACAAAGTCAATGGTTGGCCTTGCAAATGTTAGCAACACAGCAGATGCAGACAAGCCAGTTTCAACTGCTACACAAACAGCACTTAATGCTAAGTTAAATCTTGCTGGCGGAACACTTACAGGAGCACTTACACTATCAGGTGCCCCAACATCAGATCTTCATGCAGCAACAAAGCAGTACGTTGATGGACTTGCAGCAGGAATTAACTTCCATCAGCCAGTAGTTGCAGCATCAACAGGAAATCTTGCTGGAGTTTACGACAATGGTACAAACGGTGTAGGTGCAACACTTACAGCATCTGCCAATGGCGCAATCGGAACAATTGACGGAGCATCAGTTTCTGTTGGTAACAGAATCCTTCTTCGTGCACAAACAGACGCAACACAAAACGGTATTTACACAATTACTAACGTAGGTGGAGCATCAGCAAAGTGGGTTGTAACTCGTGCAGTAGATGCAGATAACAATCCTTCAGGAGAATTGGCGACAGGTGACTTCGTATTCGTAACATCTGGATCAACAAATGGCTCTAAGGGATACATCTTGAGCACAACTGGAACAATTACAATCGGAACTACAAATGTTAACTACGCACAGTTCAACGCTTCTGAAGCAGTAACTGCTGGTACAAACATTACAAAGTCTGGTTCAACAATTGCAGTTGCAGATGCACCAACATTCTCAGGTGCTGTAACAGCATCATCTGGAATCGTCTTCTCAGACGGTACACAGACAAAGGCTGGAGTTCCTTCAATTACAACAATTCCAACTGCAATCGCAGCAGGTGCACACTCACTTGCAACAGGTCGGGCAGATCAGTTGATCCCACTAACTGGAGCAGTAGTAATTACTCTTCCAGCATCAGGATACTCAACTGGACAGTCAATTGATTTCTATCAAGAGTCAGGAACTGGAGCACGTTTTGAAGCAACAAACGGAGTTGTTGGAACACCAGGACGTAACTTTAGAACAACTAACTCAGTAGTAACAGCAATGAAGACTTCAGCAGGATGGTTAGTCTTCGGAGACTTGTCAGCATAATAAAAATTAAAGAAACAAGGGAGATTAAATATGTCAAAGCAAGCAGGTAGAATGAGTCAGGGAGCAAATGACTTCCTAACTCCATACGCACCAACAATAGGTACAGCAACAGATGTTGGAACAGCAAGACCATTTAACAATGGTGCTGTATCAGTGACATTTACTCCTACAGGTCCAAACGCTGCAACATCATTTACTGTAACAGCAAGCACTGGACAATCAGCAACAGGATCATCATCTCCAATTGTTGTAACTGGAATTTCTTCAGGAGCAACTCCAACATTTACAGTAACAGGAACAAACGCTTCAGGAGTTGGCCCAACATCTGCTGGATCTAATTCTGTAACAGTTACTACTGTTCCTCAAACACCAGTTGGCGTAACTGCTACAGATGTTGGAACAGGTAGGTCATTTAATAACGGCGCAGCAACAGTTAGTTATACTGCAGGGGCTACAGGTGGTAAAGCAGTAAGTGTTTATACTGCTACAGCATCTTCTGGTGGCTATACTGGAACTGATGGTTTTCCAATTACAGTACAAGGACTTCAATCAGGAACATCTTATACTTTTACAGTAGTAGCAACTAATGCTAATGGAAACTCAGCAACATCTGCTGCTTCAAATGCTATTACTGCAACTACAGTACCTGCAACTCCAGGTGCACCTTCCGCATCATCACCATCAGCAGGAACTGACTCTGTCTCATGGTCAGCACCAAATAATGGCGGTAAGGCTATCACCAATTATTTCTGGGCAGCATCTGACGGTAAGTCTGGAAATACAGGGTCAACATCTGTAAACGTATCTCAAGAACAGGGAAGTTCACAGACATACACAGTTCGTGCAGACAATGCAAACGGAAGTTCTGGAACATCAGGTGCATCAGGAAATGTTACAACAGTGTTCTCATTCGCACCATTCGGAGCATTCGGAGCATTCGGAGCATTTGGTTTTGCACCATTCGGTGCATTCGGAGCATTCGGTGCATTCGGAGCATTTGGTTTTGCACCATTCGGTGCATTCGGAGCATTCGGTGCATTCGGAGCATTTGGATTTGTTCCTGCATTCGGATTTTCTCCAGGAGGAAGTTTTGACTTCTCTGTAAACATAGACACATTAGTTTTGACTGTAGATGGGCTTACTCAAGCAAAAAATCTTAAGGTCGGAGATGTTCTTGTTTCTACAGAAATCCCTGGACTAGGATCAAACTTTACAGTTCAAGATGTTCAGTCATGGACAGAAACTCCAACAAATGTTGTTGCTATTCCTGACAAAGAGACAACAATCGTTGCAATAGGAACATCAACAGCACAGGTTTCTGTTGGAATAAATGGCGAATATTACTCAGGAACTCACTATATGCTTGCAAAAAGAGATAATGTTTCTAGCATGATTGCCTCTGAAGATCTTTTGGAGACAGACGAACTATGGTCTGCAGACACGAATTCTTGGGTTCCTATCACTGAGTTGATAATATCATACACTCCTCACGAAGTTATTTCAATTAACTGTGAGCCTTATGATATGTTTTATACAGACCGCTTCCTAGTTTATGATGGTTATCAAATAGAAACTAATTTCTAATAATTAAATTCTAGATATACTAAAATATTAAAAAATAATAAATATTTTAGTGTGATACAATTATAACTAAAGAAAGGCTTATATGAATATCATTAAATTTTTACAGATGTATCCTCCTTTAGCAAATGTAGCACCACTGCCAGAGCCAGGAACAAAAAATATTCCTGCATGGTACAAAGAACAGCCAGGAGTTGTAGGAGAAGACACACCTGAAAAAGGACAACTAAAACTCACTGTAAAAAAATGTCAAGCATTCTTTGATGCCATGTCAATGGGTTATATTTTAAAAGTTCCAGTAGATATATATATAGATACAACTGACGGAGATTTTAAACTTCAATTACCTGCACATATGAATAAATATCAGGCAGCACTAATAAGCGAACACGGAATAGAGCAAGTTTCACATCTTCCAATTGATAGAGAAATTTATTGTGATAAAATATTAAGAATACATCCAACATGGATGGTTCAAACTGAAGAAGGATATAGCACTTTATTTACAAGTCCTATGCACCAAAATGTATCACCACTAAAAGCAATTGACGCAGTAGTCGATACAGATACTTATTTTACTGATGGTCATCTTTCTTTCTTGGTAAAGAAAAATTTTAAGGGAACCATAAAGCAAGGAACTCCAATGTCTCAAATTTTTCCTTTTAAGAGAGAAGAATGGGAAATGGAAGTAGACAAAAGTTTTGATTTAAAGAAAATAGAAGAGCAAAGAATAAAAGTTAGGTCTAGTTTTCAGCATGGATATAGGCTTAAGTTTTGGCAAAAGAAAACATACAAGTAAAACTAACCTTTTACAAAAGATAGAGAGTTTTGCTTTTTTAAAAACTCTGCTATACTTAACACTATTCCGTTTTAGAAAGGACGAAACACATGTCAGATTTTTTTAGTTTTAAACTTCCAGAAGATTTTGTAGAAAAGTACAAAAATGTAGAAAGCCCATTTGGATTCAAGGATGCAGCAGAAAATTCACTTGGAGAAATTACTTTTATTCGTACATATTCTCGTATGAAGGAAGATGGAACTAAAGAAAGATGGAATGAAGTTTGTCGCCGTGTAATCGAGGGTATGTATTCAGTTCAGAAGAATCATGCTAAAGAAAACCGTTTGCCATGGAATGACTATAAGGCTCAGAAGTCAGCACAAGAAGCATTCCAAAGAATGTTTGAATTAAAGTGGACACCACCAGGTCGTGGCATGTGGGCATTTGGAACTCCTATGACTATGGAGAAAAAGAACTCAGCAGCACTACAAAACTGTGCCATGGTTTCAACCAAGGACCTTGATAAGAATGATCCAGGAGCATTATTTGCTTGGGTTATGGATGCATTGATGCTTGGCATTGGTGTAGGGTTTGACACAGTGGGACAGGATAAGAATTTCTCAATCTATACCCCAACAGAGCCAGAACAGGTGTTCGAAATTCCAGACACTCGTGAAGGCTGGGTAGAATCAGTACGCCTTCTCATCAACTCTTACTTAAGAGCAAACCAGAGTATTCAGAAGTTTAACTACGATTTGATCAGACCCCTAGGAGCCCCTATCAAGGGCTTTGGAGGCGTTGCATCAGGACCTGCACCTCTTATCAAGTTGCACGACCAGATAGACCGTGTAATCGGCTCCAGAGGCGGAGAAACCCTAGACTCTCGTGCTATCGTAGACCTTGTAAATCTTATTGGTACCTGTGTGGTATCAGGAAACGTAAGACGATCAGCAACTCTTGCTTTGGGTAATGCAGGGGATGAAACATTTATGAATCTAAAGAACTCAGAGATGTTCCCAGAGCGTAACTCATTTGATCCAGAGACTCCAGGTTGGGCTTGGATGTCTAACAATTCTATTTCAGCAGAAGTAGGAACAAATTATGAAGACTATGTAGATTTAATTACGGAAAACGGAGAACCAGGTTTTATCTGGCTTGATGTTGCTCGTAATTATGGACGACTAAAGGATGCGCCAGACGGTAAGGATTATCGTGTGATGGGATTCAACCCATGTGCGGAGCAGCCATTAGAATCATACGAACTGTGTACACTTGTAGAAGTGCACTTAAATCGTCATGAATCTAAGGAAGACTTCCTGCGTACCCTGAAGTTTGCATACCTTTATGGAAAGACTGTAACGCTTGTTCCAACACACTGGCCACAAACAAACGGTATCATGCAACGCAATCGTCGTATTGGTACATCACTCACTGGTATTGCATCATTTGCAGATCAGAAGGGTTTGCCAGTTGTTCGTGAATGGATGGATGAAGGATACAATAAGATTCGTCACTATGACCACCAGTATTCAGAGTGGCTATGTGTTCGTGAGTCAATTCGTGTAACAACAGTTAAGCCATCAGGATCAGTTTCAATTCTTTCTGGTGCAACTCCTGGAGTTCACTGGGGACCTGGAGGAAACTTCTTCCTTCGTGCAGTTCGATTTGGAAACACAGATCCAATGATGCACTTGTTCAAAGCAGCGGGGTACACAATAGAAGACGACGTTGTATCAGCAAACACATCAGTTGTATACTTCCCAATCAAGTCAGGTCATCCACGATCTGAAAAGGATGTTACGTTATTTGAAAAGATTGCACTTGCTGCAACTGCTCAGAAGTACTGGTCTGATAATGGAGTTTCTGTAACGCTTTCATTTGATAAGGAAACAGAGTCAAAGCATGTTGTTCCAGCACTGCATATGTACGAGGGACAATTAAAGGCAGTTTCATTCCTGCCAATGGGAAATCACACATATCCACAACAGCCATACACCCAGATTACTGAAGAGCAATACGAGTCATATATCGGCAAATTGAAGCACATTGATTTTTCTGCTATCTATGATGGAGCAGAAAACCTTGAGGCTCAGGGAGAGATGTACTGCACTACAGACTATTGTGAAATTAAAATAAACAAGTAGCCTTCTGTGGTAAAATAGACTTATAATGTCTAGTTCATCCAACCTCTATGCAGAAAAAATATATGCAGAACATCCCATCGCTCTTTGGGCATTAGATGACGTTGCAGATTACATTAGTTTAGTTGATGAGGCTGACAGAAATGTAACTTCTTGGACAATAAGCAATGGAACGGCAGTGAACCACATTACGACTGACGAGCCTTTTATTGGTAGTCAAACAGTAAAAATTACAGGAACTCTTACAGAAAATGACTTTGGACAAATTGTTTGCATAAGCAACAATATAGTTAACTTTTCATCTCTAAATGACAACCTGTCCACATTCTCAATTGGTGCATTTTTTAATTCAATAAGCGCCTATGCTTCTAGTTTTGAAATTGGCTATGAGTACTATGACACAACATCTGGAAGTACAATTCAAAGACTTAAGTCATACACAACATCTGTTAAAGATAAATGGTTTTTTATCTCTGAGACATTTGACATCCCAGAAGATAATACAGAATTTAGAATTGTATTAAAGATCAACTATATTGGCGGAGCATCAACTGTAGATGATTATCAATTTCTTGTTAATGGAATCACCGCTGGTCAGTGGTGTGAAGAATTTAATTCATCATCTTTAGGTGTTCAAAAAATATCAATACCATCAGACATAGCATTAAGTCCATATTTTGGAATTGAGGCAAACGCTTATGGTCTACAAGACAACAAAGGATATTACTTAGTCAAAGACAACAGCCTTATGGCAAAGAACACTGGAATTCCAATTGTATACGGGGCATCAAATCTTACAAAACTTTTGCCAAACAACGGAGACCCCTCTTTAATCATTCCAGGGCTAGGGTTTTTATCTGAAGGTGGTCAATACAAAGAGTACACGTTAGAGGCTTGGCTTAGAATCAACTCTGACTCGTCTACTATTAAAAGAATTATTGGTCCAATAGGTTCTGATGATGGTATTTATGTTGATGGGCCATTCCTTACTTTAAAGATTGGAAATATTTCTGGTTCTTATTATGTTGGTGAATGGACAAGGCCAATGTTAATGCATGTTCGTATTTCAGAAAACTATGCATCTATGCTTATAAATGGCGAAGAAGTTATATCTCTTAACTATATAACTTCAGAATTACAACTACCATCAAAACTTAATTCACTTGGAAAAGATCAAGACTGGATTGGGTTTTATGCATACGAAGATGTGTCTCCAGTAGAACTTGACTGCGTTGCAATTTATACTTATCAAGTACCACTAGTATTAGCAAAGAAAAGATTTATATATGGACAAGGAGTTGAATTTCCAGAGGGAATTAATCAAGCATATAGTGGATCATCAGTTTATATAGATTATCCATTTGCAGATTATACAAACAATTACTCTTATCCAAATATTGGAAAGTGGAGTCAGGCAGTAATTGATAACCTTGCCGTAGAAAATAACATGCTTTGTACACCAGAATACTCTTTGCCAGAAATAGTACTAGCATCTTCTGATATTCATAGTTTATATTCTCAATTAGGAACAATGCAAAATGAAACTGAAAAGTTTTTTTCTTTTAACCCAGCACAAAACGGTTACATGTATTTTGATAATTTAAATTTTTTAAATCAAAAGATTAGATCCTTTTATGGATCGTTTAAGTTTTTACAAGAGCCTACAACCAAGCAAATACTTTTCAGAATAGAGTCTCAGAACTCTTCAGATTACTTTGAAATATCTACGCTTAGTAACGATGTAGTTTATATCTTAAAGTCTGGATCAACTGAGCCAATAACACTTGCAAAATTTTCATGGTCTAACGAAAATACGCTTGCTGGAATTACTGTAAATGAGATGTTTTCTGTAGGAATAGATATAGATAAAGTTTCTAAATACTTTGGAGGAAATGTTGCATCATTCTTTGGAAATGTAAACACCCTTAAGTTCTATATAGGTGGAAAATCAAATCTTACAGAAACATTCTCTGGAAAAATTTATAAGGTTGGTTTTTGTACGGCAAGAAATCACAAAAAAATTGAGTACCTGTTTAATGAAAAAGGAATCCCTGTAGGCGATGAAAATGTTTTTGATTTATATGCAGACACAATTGATGTAGAATACAACTCAACAGATAATTATTTTGGAACAAATCCTGCAGAGTGGGACGAAATTGTTGACTCAGGCAGTGTAAATTCTTATCCAGTAGAAAGTTTCCAAGGACATACAGCAAGTTATACTTTATCACCATCTTCATATTTTGACAACTACACTTTAGACATTGACATTCAAGGTTATTGGGAAGACTACATTCCTCTTACATATTTTGCCCAATACATTAAAGATGAAAAAGGCAAAGATGTATATGATTTAGACCTAATTCAGTTTAATATAAATTACCCAGCCCCATCAGTCTTTGTTGAAGAAGAGCAAACTGGTTCTTGGACATATGAACAATTGTATGACCAATACAATGTGCCAACTCAGAGAACATACTCATCATTAGATAATCAGTTATTTACTGGATATTTAAATTATGATGATTTAAAAAATAGAGCCTACAAAAATTATAAGTATGATACGTCAAATGCTTTGGTAAAATCATATATTACTTTTCAATATATTGAAAATGGAACAAATCTGCCAGAGTCAAATTTTGTTAATAGTGAAAAACCATCAAACGATTCTTTTGTTGTCCCAGGAGAAAACTGGATTAACACAAAATATGAAGTAGTTAATAACATGATTATTTACCCACCATCAAATGCAAGAACTCTGGACCTTGCAATAGTCACACACTTAGATTTTAATGTCAAGGGAATATTGAAAAATAGAATTAAGGTTAGAAACCTTGAGTACGCATCTCAAGCATTTAACGCAACATCTCCAAACCCTATTGGAACAAGGTTTGGCAATGAGATATATCCATATAAAAAATCTGGTTTCTATTATGATTATAAAGAAAGAAATCCTTTTACGATTTATAAGGGTAGTTCTCCATACCTATATCTAACAAGATATACTGGGATAGAGTTAAAGGGTGTTTATGACCCACTAATTAACCGTGGTCTTTCTATTCCAATAAATAAAACAATGGCAGAAAACTACAAAGTTATAGCCTTACAAACAGCCATAAGATATGACCAAGATGCATTTCCATATGGATCAACAGAAATATTTGAGATACAATCAAGGAATACTCACATAAAGTTTTATATGGTTGCAATTCACCCAAGTGGAGAAAGAGCAAAGATCTATGCAATTAATGCAAAAACTGGAAGATTAGAAGATGGAATATCTTTTTATTGGAATGGCAAACTTGTAAAAGAGCCAGTTATTACAGTAAAAGAGTGGGGATTCTTGGGAATATCTTTTCCAAATATTTTAGACTTTAAAAATAGAGTTGGATCAATAAATCTTAATGGACCTATTACGTTTAATACTATTTCATACTACCAGTCTACAAACCTTCAGGAGGTCCAGCAGGTAGAGATTCGCCCATGGTTTGCTGTGAAGTATGCAAGCCCACTTACTCTTGAATGGGATTATTGGAAGTCTTCAGCCTTTATTTGGGACGGGGTATTAGTTTTGGCCTCAAGTAGTTATTATGGCGTAAATCCAGAGACAGTTTACAAGAGTTATACTGGAACTAACAAGATTATTATTGATACCGAAAAGGTGTTTACGGTAAACGGATATGAATATAATGTCTATAAAGGTATAACTTTGCAACAAACTACTGTTGATGCTGTCTAATATGGTATACTTGAGTATATGAATATGGAAGATCCACGCAAAAAGAAGAAGCAACTGCCCAAAATGAAGGGGCAAGTGGGAGAGTCCCGTGCAAAAATTATTGAAAAGCATTATGATTGGGGTCTATATGTATACAAAAAGGCCAATGGCAAGTGGTTTACAGATGGAAATGGTTCTGTTTTAAATATTGAGTCAATGAAAGGTGATATCCTTCAGATTTCTAAACTAAAGGATGCTGCAAAATATTACGGGGATGAAGGAGATGGTGAATGCATCTTCGTACCAGGATTAACAAGAATCTCAGAAGAAGAATACTCTGAGCAAAAGCAAAGACTAGCAGAAGGATTGATTCCTTCTATGAACGACCTTGGTGCTGTTCAAGCAGCAAAGGATACTATTGCTAAGTATGGAAGTGATGACTAATGAGTGAAGAAAAAGAATTCTTTATTAGAGCAAAAACAGATTCTCCACTACCAGCAGATGATACTTTTACAAAGCAAGACCCTTTTAATCAAACATGGGATGTAATTAAAGATTTGCAAGGCTTAGACAACAACTTTAAAAGAAGAACATCTCGTATTGTAAAAACTGAAGCAACACAGGGATACATCGATAGTTCGAGAGCAGAGAGCGTCGGTATTGATGGTGCAAGATCAAAAGAAATTAATTCAGGAACTGTATACAGAAATGCATACGGCTTATTTGATGTAATTACGCCACCATGGAACTTGTACGAACTAGCAAGTTTTTACGACACTTCATTTGCAAACCATGCTGCAATTGATGCAAAGGTAGAAAACATTGTTGGACTTGGATATGAGTTTAAGGTCTCTAAGAGAACAATGCTTAAGTTAGAGGCATCAGAACCAAAGACAGCAGAAAATGCAAGGAAAAGAATTGAAAGAGCAAAGATTGAGTTAACTGATTGGCTAGAATCTTTAAACGATGAAGACTCATTTACTACAACTATGGAAAAGGTATTTACTGACCTACAGTCAACAGGAAATGCATATCTTGAAATAGGTAGAACAGTTCGTGGAGATATTGGTTATGTAGGGCACATCCCATCAACTACAATGCGTGTGCGTCGTCTTCGTGATGGGTTTGTTCAGGTTATTGGAAACAAGGTTGTATACTTCCGTAATTTCGGAGCAACAAATCCAAACCCAGTAGGAGCAGACACAAGACCAAATGAGATTATTCATTTTAAAGAATACTCACCACTAAATACTTTTTATGGTGTCCCAGATATAATGTCAGCAATTGGATCTCTTCATGGTGATCAACTTGCGTCACAATATAACATTGATTATTTCCAGAATAAGGCAACGCCAAGATATGTTGTAACTCTTAAAGGTGCAAAGTTATCTCCAGAAGCAGAAGACAAGATGTTTAGATTTTTACAGACTGGACTTAAGGGACAAAACCATAGAACACTTTACATTCCTCTTCCAGGAGACTCTGACACAAACAAGGTAGAGTTTAAAATGGACCCAGTTGAAAATGGTGTTCAGGAAGCATCCTTTAAGGAATATCGTAAGCAAAATAGAGATGATATTCTTGTTGCTCACCAGGTGCCTTTGTCAAAAATTGGCGGAGGAGACTCTTCTGCTATTGCTGCAGCACTTGCACAGGATAGAACATTTAAAGAGCAGGTTGCAAGACCAGCACAAAGAAATCTTGAAAAAATGATCAACAAGATCGTAAAAGAAAAGACAGATATTCTTGAGTTTAAGTTCAATGAACTTACACTTACAGATGAAATTGCTCAATCACAGATTATCGAAAGACTTGTTAAGACACAGGTTATGCTACCAAACGAAGGTCGAGAACTTCTTGGACTTCCTCAAATCGAGGGTGGCAACGAGCCGTTTGATCCAAAGCCAGAACAGACAGCAAACGATAATGCTAACAGAGCAAGGGACACTGAAAGAACAAACAACCAGTCTGATGGACAAGCCACAGTAAGTGGAAGAAATCCCAAAGGCGAAGGCCGTAAGGTTGATGATCTGACCGAAATGTCCGAATAGTGATACTTTAGCAAAAAAGGGTATATAATATAATAACCATGATTATATCAAAAGCGCATTGGAATTCAGATGGTGATAATATTCGCCTATCTATGCCTTTAACCAAGGTAGATAAAGAACGCAGAATTGTATCTGGTTTTGCATCCCTTGACAATATTGATAAGCAGGATGACATCGTAACCGCAGAAGCATCAATGGCAGCCTTTGCAAAATTCCGTGGGAACATTAGAGAAATGCATCAGCCAGTAGCAGTAGGCAAGATGGTAGACTTTAAAGAAGATAAGTATTTTGATCCAGAAACAAAGAAGTTTTATAAGGGCGTATTTGTATCTGCATATGTTTCAAAGGGTGCACAGGATACATGGGAGAAAGTTCTTGATGGAACTTTGACTGGTTTTTCTATTGGTGGACGAATGAACAAGTGGGACGATGCCTATGATGAGAAGGCAGACAAAACAATTAGAGTTATTAAGGAATATGATTTGGTTGAGTTGAGTCTTGTAGATTCCCCAGCAAATCAATTTGCAAATATAGTATCTGTTGAAAAGGTTGATGGCGTAGATGTTATCAAGGCAGACGAAACAGTGCTAGAAAATGTTTTTTACGACAAGGAAAATGGAATAGTTATAGCATCTGAAAATGAATCAGAACTTAGCCCAATTACTGGTGAGCAAATGGAAAACATAGGGTTCGTTGAAAAAACGGATAGTGAAAAAACAACAATGATAAAATTCTTAGTTGATAGTGCTAAAGGCATTAATACTTCTAAGATTAACAAGGAGGTACAACCTATGACAGAAAACACAGAAGCAGTTGCAGAAGTTATTGAAACAGAAGCAGCAGTAGAAGTAGAAAAGTCAGAGGTCGCTCCAGAGGTTGATGCCGTAGTAGATGCACCTACAGAAGATGTTGTTAAGGCTGATGAAGTCGTAGCAGTAGAAGAAGTTGCAAAGCCTGAAGAGGCTCCTGCAGTTGATGTAGTTGAAGAAGTTACAGAGGTATCTAAATCAGATGAAACAATTGTTGAATCAGTTGAAGAAATCAAAAATACTCTAGAATCAGCCTTTAGCGATCTAGTTTCAACAGTAAAGTCTTTGCAGGCAGAAGTAGAAATGCTTAAGTCTTCAAAGGTAGATGTTGAAACAGCAAAACAATCATTTGAAGCAGTTGCAAAAGATATTGCAGCAGCAACAAATACATTCAATGAATTTGGTAAGCGTGTGGAACTTGTAGAGCAAGACACTGCTTTCCGAAAGTCTGGCGATCTCGGCGAGATAGTACAGAATCAACCTGAAACGGTTGAAAAATCCCTATGGGGCGGTAGTTTCCTCAAAACAGCCGACTTATTCAATTAAAAAACAAATAAGTAAAAATCACAGGAGGTGACAATATGTCGGAACAAAATATAGAAAAGAACCAGCCTGGAACATCAGGTAATCTTGGTGGAACAGCACCAGGACTGTATCAGGGACAAGGTGCATTCGCATCTGGATCTGAAGCAGGTTCAAACGTACCAGGTAATTACACCGATGGTGGCGTGTTAGGAAATATCCCAACAGCACTATCAGGCGTTACATCTGGACCAAATGCAGTTAACCCTTCAGGTGAGGCTGGATCAGGTATCCTACGCCCAGAGCAGGCACGTCGTTTTATTGACTACGTGTGGGATGCAACCATTCTCGCCCAAGATGGCCGTCGCGTTACAATGAGAGCCAACACAATGGAACTCGAAAAGGTAAACGTCGGAGAGCGTGTCATTCGTGCAGCAGCGCAAGCAGTTGGCGATTACACAAACGCAGGTGCAACATTCTCAAAGGTTGAATTGACTACAAAGAAGATTCGTCTTGACTGGGAAGTATCTGCAGAAGCACTAGAAGATAATATCGAAGGTGCAGCACTAGAAGATCACATTGTCCGTTTGATGACAAATGCTTTCGGTAACGATATCGAAGACCTTGCAATCAATGGCGATGGCGCAACAGGAAACTTCCTTTCAATTATGGAAGGTTTCGTAAACCGTGTTAAGACAGACGGAGATGCTCATGAGTCAGTTGTAACAGTCGCTAATAACGCCTGGACAACAGATGTAATGCAGAACATTATCCTAGCAATGCCACGTAAGTATCGTGCTATCAAGTCTAACTTGAAGTTCTATGCTGGTACAGACGCATTCCAGGGTATCGTCAAGAATAACGGTACACTAGCAGACGCAGTTGCTGAAGCATTTGCATCACGTGCTGGTGGTACTCCAACAAACCGTCAGGCATACCTTGATGGTGGAGCACAGACATTCGGTGGAGCACGTACAACACGTGTTCTCGGAATTGACGTACAGGAAGTTCCATACTACCCTGCAGGATATGTTGACTTGACATTCCCACAGAACCGTGTATGGGGATTCCAGCGTGACATCACTGTAAACCGCGAATACAAGCCAAAGAAGGATACTGTAGAATACACAGTCTTTGTTCGCTTCGGTATTCAGTGGGAAGAGCAGGATGCAATCGCATTCGCTGACGCTGCATCAGATGCATAATCTGTAAACAGTACATTTTAGGGGGAGTAGGAGTTAGTTCTCCTGCTCCCCTTATTACTTATAATGATATAATACTATTTAGGAGGAAAACATGGAAAATTTAAATAATCCTGCACCAGAAGAAGCAGTAGTTGAATCACCAGTTGTTGAAGAAGCACCTGTGGTCCACGAGGCACCAGTTGTTGAAGAAGCACCTGTGGTCCACGAGGCACCAGTTGTTGAAGAAGCACCTGTGACAGAAACTCCAGCAGAACCTGAAGTAGAGGCTCCAGCACCAGTTGTTGAAGAGCCAGTAACTGCAATCACAACGCCTTCATATGAATCACATATAGAGGAAGTTCCAGCACTTGGCACAGTAGGAGATGGTGCAATTGGAGCAACGACAGCAGTTCGTCAACCAAGACCAGCAAAGAAGAAGGCAGAAGCCTCAGTTGTAGAAAAGGTAGCAATTTACTCAACAAAAAATGTTACATGGTCAGAGGTAGGCAAGGTTTATCGTGGCTACAACATTGTTGAAAAGGATGCTGCTGAAAAGTGGCTTACTCGTTCACATGTTCGTGTAGCAACACCAGAAGAAGTTGCTAAGGAATTCGGTAAGTAAGCAATGGAGGTTATGAGAGTTCCACCTTATCCTATTGTGACAGTATGGGAATTACCCATACCAAACTACACATATATTCAATATGTTGAGGATTTGGTGGATCACTCAGTAATAGAAACAGAAGTACAGTCAGATGCCGATGGCATAGTTGAATACGTATTACAATTAGAAAAAATACAGTTTGATAGAAAGTTTCTTATTCGTTTTTATGATGCAGAGCGTGAGCATATTCTTTATGAAAGCAATTTAGATGTTATTCGTCCATATGTAAATGCAAATAAACTTGGCACTACAGCATCAGAAATTGCAGAATACAGAATGCTTGAACTTGTATCAAGATCAATTATTGACACAATTATTCCAAATGGATTTTACAATTACAAAAAGATTGTTCAGGCAGTTGGTCAGGGATCTGATTATTTCCCATTATGGTACGACACAAGCAAGGTTTTAAAAGTTTATGAAAACAATGTTTTAGTTTATGATGTCGATACTCCAGAACTAAATGAGTATGAATATTTGATTACATTAGATAATTCTGCAATTCAAAGAGTTATTTCTGGTGTATATAACAGATCTGAGCAGGCTGTTCCAAACCTTCCAATAGGAAGAGGAGACCTTGGATACTTTGGGTTTCAGTTTGCCTCTTTTCCAGCGGGATATGACTATACATTTGTTCTTGACTGCGGGTATAAAACAATTCCATCTGACGTAGAGTATGCAACAAAAACATTAATGGAAGATATAAAATGTGGAAAGTTGGATTATTATAAGAGATATGTGACTGCATACAATACAGATCAGTTTAGGATTCAATTTGATAAGTCAGTTCTTAATGGAACTGGAAATATGCTAGTAGATAAGATATTAGATAAGTATGCAAATACTATTCTTAAACCAGGGATGATTTAATGATATGCGAAGAGCCAGATTTTATATTTCCATTGCAAGCGGATATTTACTATCCAATTGTTGAGCAAGGAACCTATGGCAATGTTAAAAAGACTTGGGTTTTAGATAAGACTATTGCTGCTAATTTTAATGCAGTAGGTTCTGCAGGAAACGAAGAAGTAAGACCCAATGTAAATATTACCCAAAGATCAAGTTTAATTGGAAGAGCAAAGACAGACCTAAGAATATCAAGTTTAGATGCCCCTCATTCTATAACAAACATTATTTTAACTAACATTCGTGACAAGAACTGCAACGAAATTTATATGGAAACATCTGGTCCAAGATCAGGCAAGTCAACTATATTTGAGATTGCTACACAGGAGCCTTTTGTAGGACCTTTTGGTGGAATCGAATACTACAACCTGGTAATTCGCAGGTCCGAAAATCAGGCGGTAGATGTATGATGTTAAAAGTGGTATTTGATAATAGGCAATTTGAAAAAGAAATTAATAACATAATGAAATACTCGACTGGATTTGTCGAGGGTATACAGAATGGTAAGTCTGAATTCTATATGGCATTAGCACCAAAGATAACAGAACTAGCGTCACAGTTCATTGACGTAAATGCAAGAATGTCTCCAGAATTACTTCACCACATCTATGAGTGGGAAAAAGTTGGAAGTCCAGAAGCAAGACTATTTGATTTAGATTACAAAATTAGCAAGATTGGCATAACATTTACATCGTCTTTAAAGCAGTCAACTTCAATTAAAAATGGCTCAAATGTTCCTTTCTATAATAAAGCAAAGATTATGGAAGAAGGTGTTGCGGTCACTATTAAGCCTGTAAGAGCAAACGCTCTACGTTTTGAAATTAATGGCGAAGAGGTTTATACTTCAAGAGATGTTGTTGTTGACAATCCTGGTGGACAAACACAGGGACAGTTTGAAAATGTTCTTAATAACTTTTTTGGTGTATACTTTAGACAATCATTCTTAAACGCAAGTGGGCTTCTTCAGTACTTTAAGTATCCAGAGTTTTATAAGAAAAATTTATCAGCAGCAAAAAGAGGCGGTAGGTCTTTAGGATTAAAGACTGGATACCAATGGGTGGCTAATGCAGGGAGGATTGCATAATGGCAGAATCAAGTTCAACTTTTAATACACCAACACTCTGGATCAACAAATATTTACAAGAAAAGATGGCAGCAGATGAAACACTTGATGTTGGTATAGGTGTTCCTTTTTTCCCATCAAGACCAGCATCTATTGACGAATTAACAGAATCTTGGATAACAGTAGAAAACAACATATATCCATATAAAGGAATTATGGCCACCTGGGATAGATTAGTGCGAATGCGTCGATCACCTTTCCCACACATAAAGCAAGAGCAGTTGTTATACTATTTTTATGCAACAGAGTCAGAAGTTACTGAGCAAATGGTTAGGGTACAGGAGGCAGTACTAAGACTAATGGATCGTGAAGATGAGACCGCAGAAGAGATTAACAAATGGGCCAAGGCCAAAGGACCAATAGATGGAATGGATTGTAAATTCTTTTTCCATAAGTTTAGGGTATATCAATTAGAAGAAGTCAGAGATATAATAGATTTCGGAACAGCCAGAACATATGGCGGAAACAAGATAATTATAGACTTCGAGTACCACCAAGAAAACTCAATTGTAAACCCATAAAAAGGCATGTTATACTTAATATGAGGAAACAAGCCCCTTTAATCCATAAGAAAATAAAGAGGTGAAATAAATGGCATATACACGTGGTAGCAGCAACAATATTATTGTTGGAGCAGCAGCCCTCTTCACACATGAAGATGGCGTACTAACAGATAACGCACTTCCAGCATATGTGGCAGGAACATCATACAGAGAGACACTTTCTAATGATGCAGACTTCCGCAATGTTGGTTACACAATGAATGGTTTGGAAATTCAATTCCAGCCAGATTTCGGTGAAGTAGCAGTAGACCAGGTACTTGACGTTGCTAAGTTGTTCAAGCAAGGCATGCAGGTAAACCTAAATACTACATTCGCAGAATCAACACTAGAGAACCTATTGTTTGCACTAGCAGGCAAGGATGCAGATCTAGCAACAGTATCAGGAAACCCAACACTTAATCTTTCAGCAGGAGACATCGGCGAATGCCCAGTCGAACGTGGTTTGGTTGCAGTTGGTCCAGGAACTGGAGATTGTGCAATTGGAGACGAACTCGAAAGAGTTTACGTAGCATACCGTGCACTCTCAATCGAGAGCGTAACAGTATCTGCAAAGAGAGACGAAGCGACAATGTTCGAAGTATCATTCCGTCTTCTTCCAAATGATAATGCATCATACGGTAAGATCGTAGACCGCACTATCCCAGCAGCATAATATAACTTAATATACGAGAGGCTCAATCCTTCGGGGTTGGGCCTTTCTGTTTGGTATACTTATACAATGCCTACAGAAATATACAAAACCTCCACCATCGAACTCTTTGATGGAACAGAGTTGTATATAACGCCATTAAAGATAAAATACTTAAAGTTATTTTTAAGTGAGTTTGAAAGTGTTAAAGAAGCAAGAAATGATACAGAGGCAATTGACTCTTTATGTAGATGTGCAACAATAACAATGAGACAATATTATCCAAGCATAAAGACTCAAGAGCAACTTGAGGATAATATTGACATGCCAACAATATATAAACTATTAGATTATTCAGCAGGAATAAAAATAAACGAAAAATCAGAAGAGCCAGTAAAAGAGCAAGCAACTGAAAGTGGCTCTACTTGGGATGACTTAGATTTAGCAGAGATAGAAGCAGAGGTATTTTTGCTGGGGATTTGGAAAGACTACGATGAGTTAGAATCATCTATGTCAATGCCAGAGATAATGGCAACACTTAAGACTAAGAGAGATCTTGATTATTCTCAAAAGAAGTTTCTTGCTGCTATGCAAGGTGTTAACTTAGACGAAGCCAGTGGAAAACAAAATGCCTGGGAAGAAATGAAAGCCAGAGTATTCAGTGGTGGACAAGCATCTGATTCTAAAGATATTGTTGCACTTCAGGGATATAATGCACAAAAGGCTGGTTTTGGAATTGGCATGGGATTAACCTACGAAAAATTAGACGAATCTACACCCTCCAGCATGGTATAATTAATTGTTAACCTACAAGGAGGAACACTATGGCTGACAAGCCTTTAAACAGCAAAAGTATCACACTAATCGACGGTACAGAGATTGTAGCAAGACCACTTAAGTTATCATTGCTTAGACCATTCATGGCTAAGTTTTCTCTATTAGCAGAGTCATCAGATGATAATGATAAGTCAATGGATATCCTTATTGATTGTGCACAAATCGCACTAAAGCAATTCAAGCCAGAATTGGCAGAAGACAGAGAAGCGCTAGAGGATCTTCTAGACCTTCCAACTGTTTATCAAATTATCGATGTAGCATCAGGACTTCAAAACTCCGATGCAGGAGCATTGCTTAATTCGCTAAACAAATAAATAAGGGGGTGCATGAGAATTGGCAGATGTAAACTCTAATATAAATATTAATTTTAATACGGCTGCCGCCCTTGCACAACTTCGACAACTTCAGGCAGGCCTCAGTAAGTTTCATCAATCACTTGCTGAGGGCAACCTGGCTGCTGCAAATGCACAAAAAGGTTTAAACGCACAACTGCTTCAGTCTCTTGGAGCAACAGGAAAGTTCTCTGCAAGCCAAGTTAAGGTTGCAGGAAGTACACTAGCATTTACATCTGCTTTAGAAAAAAATAAACTTTCGCTTCGTGAATACTACAGATACACAATGGCAGCAGCAACTGCCAACACTCGTGTTATGGGCAGGGCTTTTGCACAAGAGCGAGAAATTATCAACCGTGCAAGACGAGACAGAGTAAAGGCTTTACAAGCACAATACATCCAGATGAACAAAGCCAATGCTGGCTTTATGGATGCTATTCGCATTATGCCAAAAAATCTTCAGATGGCTAGTGGAAGATTTACTGAACTTGGAGCAAGAATTCAGTATGCTGCACAAAGACAGCAGTTCTTAAATCAATTACTAAAGCAGGGATCAACACAACTCCTGAACTTCGGTAAGAATACTCAGTGGGCAGGTCGCCAGTTGATGGTTGGTCTTACAATGCCACTTGCTTTATTTGGTGCATCTGCTGCAAAAGCATTTAGAGAACTTGAAACAGAGATTGTTAAGTTTAAGCGTGTGTATGGAACAGCAGTTACAAATGATGCAGAAGTAAATGCTGCAGTTGAAAACATTAGAAAGTTAGCAACTGAATATACAAAGTACGGAGTCTCTGTTACAAAAACAATGGAGATGGCTGGAACAGCAGCAGCAGCAGGTTTTGCAGGAGCAGCATTAAATACTCAGGTTGAAACTGCAACTAAACTAGCAGTGCTTGGACAAGTAGAACAACAGCAAGCACTTGAAACAACTATGTCTTTACAAAATGCTTTTGGTTTGTCTAGCGAAGAACTTGCAAAAAAGATTGACTTCCTTAACGCAGTAGAAAACCAGACCGTTCTTTCAATTGAAGATTTAACAATCGCTATTCCAAAAGCAGCACCAGTAATTAAACAACTTGGCGGAAACGTTGAAGACCTTGCATTCTTTATGACTGCAATGAAAGAAGGTGGAATCAACGCATCTGAAGGTGCTAACGCATTAAAGTCTGGTCTAGCATCCCTAATTAACCCATCCAAGAAGGCAGCAGGATTCCTTGCAGATCTTGGTATCAATGTTAAAGGAATTGTAGAAGCAAACCAGGGAGATATCAAGGCAACAGTTATTGGATTTGCTCAAGCACTTGATACACTCGATCCACTTAATCGTGCAAGAGCAATTGAGCAAATGTTTGGAAAGTTCCAGTTTGCTCGTCTTTCTACCTTGTTCCAAAATGTTGCAAAAGATGGAACTCAGGCATCAAGAGCACTTGACTTAGCAGGATCTACTATAGAAGAATTAGCAGTCTTGTCTGAGCGAGAAATGAAGAAGATTGAAGACTCAGTAGGGGTTAAGTTTCAGGCAGCAATAGAACAGTTCAAGCAAGAGATCATGCCATTAGGTAAAGCGTTTCTTGAAGCACTAACTCCAGTTGTTAAGTTTTTTGGTAACATATTTGAAAAGTTTAATGGATTAAGCGATCAAACTAAAAAGGTAGTTGCTGTCATAGTTGGAGTTGTTGCAGGTCTTGGACCAGTACTTCTTATGACATTTGGTTTACTTGCAAACGGCGTAGCAAATGTTATTAAATTCTTTGCAATGCTGCGTGGAGGAATAGCAAAGTTAAATGGACAGACATCTGTAATGGGTGCAGGATTTAACTACATGACTCAAGAGCAGATAGAATCTGCTGCTGCCTCTCAACAGTTACACCAAACACATACAAGATTGATCGAAGTATTTAATGTTGAAAAGGTTTCCGTAAATAATCTTGCTGCATCCTATCATGCTCTTAGCACACAAATGAGAACTATGGCTGCACAGAATCCTTCATTGTTTGCAGGTGGAGTACCAGGTGCACGACGTGCAGTAAGCAAGTTGCCACCAGTTAAAAAGTATGCAGAGGGAATCCTGAGTGTTCCAGGTCCAAAGGGTGCAGGAGATGTTGTTCCAGCAATGCTTTCTCCAGGAGAAGCAGTTATTCCTACAGATACAACAAACAAATATAGAGGACTTATTAGTGCCATGTTCCAGGATAAGGTTCCAGGTTTTATGGCTGGAAGACTTCCTGGTGGACCAGGTAGAGGAATACCACTATCTGATGGACCAGCAGCAGTTAGAAAAGCACAGCAAGCAAAGTATAGAAGAAGAGATGATGCAAGACAAGGATATAACGAGCCTCATCCAGAAGTTCCAACTGGTCCAGTATTTGTTGGAATGCCAAAGTCAAGCGATAAAACATCTCAGTCAAGGCAGATAGTAGAAAAAATTAGTGATCAAGTAAGTGTCGGAAGATTTGGAACTTTGCCTCCATCAAACTTTGGGACACTGCTTCAGCCATTTTCTGGAAGAAGTTTCCCTGTTCAAGGAGTTGGCGGTATATACAGAAAGCCTAATGGAAAGATTGTTGTAGTAAAACCAACAATAGATGAAAAGACTGCGTTAGCAGAAGTTCGTGCTACTGAAATTGCAAGACAGGTTCATGGTCTAGTTGCACCAAAACAAAGTATTAGAACAATGATTGACCCAACAGATCCATCAGGTCAAAGAAAGTTTATAGTAATTGAATCACCGTATGATCCAAGAATAGCAGCAATGGATGGCAAGTTTAGCAAGTCTGATATGGTTAAGCAGTTAGTTGCTTCAACATTAAGAGGAGACAAAGATTTACAGCAACCAAATTTGTCTGGAAATGTGTTAGCAGATGTTGGAACGGCTGGAGTGTTTGATAGAGCATCTGGTTTTAGAGATTTCTCAAAAGCAATGCCAAGCATGGAGGAGCAAGCAGTTGTTAACTTGCTTGGTGTAAAGGGAGGCGCAAAGAAGTTCTTTGCACAAGAAACATCAGGTGTTGCAGCAAGCATGACACCAAAACAATATGATGATGCAATTAAAGGAGAGATTAATAGTTCTATTCCAAAACTAGAAAGACTTATTAAGTCTTGGAGTGGGGATTTAAATCCAGAAGAGCAAGTTGTTTACAACAACATGCTTGAAAGACTTAAGGCTGGAGCAAAAGTACACTGGGATGAACTTCATCCAGTTCATGCTCGTGCATCAGAAGGTGTTAAAAAACTTGCACTTGGAGATTTTGAAAAGTTTAAAAATATTCCAGAATCACAAAGACAGATATCAACACTAAGAAAAGGTCTTGCTGCTCAGGCTGCTAGAGATTTTAAGCAACTACCTGAAGAGCAACAAAGAAGAGTACTAGATGCAATTGCAAAACAAAAAATGAATGCAAGGACACCAGCAGTAATTGGTCCACAGACCTTAGAAGATTATCTGAGCCAAAGCAATATGCTTAAGTTTGTTGACGAGGAACTTATTTACAAAGATGGACTTTATCACGACAAAAAAACTTTAGATGCTGGAAGAGTTTATGGAAGAACATATGAAGAAGTAATGCAAAAAGTTTTTTATCAGATGGGTGTAAGACAAAAAGATGGAGAATTTGTAAGCGATAAAAAAATTAATGCTGCCTCTAGATTAAGAAATGCAGTTAGCCCTGTAGGAAAAGAAAGTGGATCTTGGAGAGGAAACGTTCCTAGAGATTCTGAGTTGTATCAAGTTTTAGATGCTGAAGAAAAGGCCTTTACAGAACAAAATAAAATTGCAGGAAAAAATGATCCATTAAAGCCAGTAAGAGAAAAACTTGTTGCTTTGGGATACAAACCAAAAGAAATTGATACTGCACTAAGAACTGAACTATCCCATATAAGTAAAACTGGAAAACCTGGTAAGGGCCCTGCTAAATGGTTAACAGGCTCTGCTATGTTTGATTTAGGTATATTAAATAAGTTTATGAACGCTTCAGTTAGACACGGCAAGATTTTAGACTGGAGTGCAAAAAATGGACACCCGTTTATTCCAAAAAATCAGATTGGAATTTATACTGAGGCTGCTGAGTTCATGTCAAAGGGTGGTCATCCAACAAATGAAAGAGAAGCAAGGTTAGTCCAAAAAGCAGCAGAACTTGATGTTCTAGCGCAGCAATACAAAGACAGTGAAGCAAAAGCAGGAAGAAAGCCAAAGAGGTTCCCAAAACTAGGACCAGCAAAAACTGCTAAGGGAGTCTTGGCTGTTCTCGATGATAGATTTGGCACAAAGTACTATAGTTCTCCTCAACCAGAGTTCAACCTTAAGAGTGGATCAGATAAAACATTGCCAGTCTTAGTAAACCCTGACGGTAGTGAGACCAAGATGACAATTGATCCAAAAACCAAAAGAGTAATAAGAACAGAAAAATTAACAGATTCTAATACTACTGCAGCAAAGGCTGGAGCAGTTCCAAGCAGCGGAAGTCGTAAAGATAGCAGAGGAACATCATTAACACCAAACCAAACAGTTGTAACTAGAAGACAGTTTGCAAATTTCCGTAGAGGTTTTGCATCTGTACCTGGATTCTCTATGCCTGGAATGGCTACGGGTGATCCAAGATTTGATTCTCAAGCAGACAGACCAATGCCAAACCCTACAGTTCGCCAGGGTAGAGTAGCAGCAGATCTTCGTGCAAAGGGATATAGCCAAGATGAAATTGATAAAGTATTAAGAAAGGTTGCAAAGGATGAAGCAAAACTTGCTAAGGGTAAATCAGAATCCGTAACCCAACAAGTAAGAAATCAAAAGTTAGATGATGCAGACCGCAGAAGACAGACTAATGAAGCAAGAGCCAGATTTAGAAAGCAGCAACATCTTTCAAATCTTAACTATAATCAGGCAAGGTATTATCAAGAAGCATTAGACGAAGATGAAAGAAGAAAACTAAACAATCTTAAGCAGTCACAAAAACAAGATGCACAAGCACGAAAAAATAAGATTAAAGAAAAAAGAGACTATCGTGCACAAAAAGTTGGAGTAGCATCAGGCGGATTGGCTATGGGGCTTGGCATGGCTGGATCTGCAATGATGATGTCTGGCAATACATCGGGCGGTATGGCAATGCTGGGCGCTTCAACAGTTGCAGGTATGGCTCCAATGCTTGCGGGTATGGGGCCAACTGGCTGGGTTACAACTGCAATAGTAGCAGCAGGTGCAGGACTGTTTTTATTAAATAAGCATTTTGAAAATTCTGCTAAAAAGCAAGCCCAGTATGTAGATTCAATATCAGCAACAACTAATAAGATGGACGAGATAGGAAAGATAACAGACAAGGTTGGCGCTTCTCGTGCAATGGACGAAGTAAGAAAGAAGGGATCATTTGGTTCATACAACGATGTTGAACGAGCAGGAACTGGCTTTGGAGATACATTCTTAAGGTCAGAAATTGGAAAGAAAATGGTGGATGGCTTTGTAAAAGAAATGTCCAAATCTGGTTCACAGGCAGCAGCAAAAGATTTTGCTTTACAATTATCAACATATGTTTCAGATGGAGTTTTAGATGCAGCACAAGCAGCAGACATTGCTGATCAAATAGGAGTACAACTAGGCAGCAGAAAGTACACTGCTGATATTGTTGGAAACTTAAGAGAAGTTATTGGTGTAAACGGAGAAGATCTAGCAAATAATCCTCTAAAGGTTAGAATGCAAATTGTTCAGGAGACAAACAAGAGATCTGATAGAGTTATCGATGCAATGAATAAAAACTACTCACCAATGAGTATGGATGGTGGTAGAACAGAGGCTGCACAACTTGCAGCACTTTCTGTAAACAATATTTCTGTTGCAAAAGCACAGGCTGATGCAACAGAGTTTCAATATAGAAAACAAATTCAGTTATTAGAAAAAGAGTTAGAGTCCACTTCAAATGCAGAAAAACTTTTAAAAATAAAAGAAAAGATTGCTGGATTAGAAGAAAAAATGGCAGACGATATGGTGGTTGCAAATAATGCAGTCGTTGTTCAAATGGACAGAGAAAAGAAAAGATTTAAAGACAATATTCAGAATGTAGATAGTTTTAAATCAAACAAAAAAGAAACCGCCTACTTTTCTTCCCTAAAATCTAAAGTTAAAGATACCTATAAAGGTACAGGATTTGAAACATCAGTAGGAACAACCCTTGAAAAATTGGCTAAGTTAAGCGACAAGACCTTGAAATTAGGTGACGGAAATGCAACAAAGGGAGGATTTAAGACCCAAATGGCTGCTCAAGATTTTGAAGTTGACATGTCGCTTCTTCTAGCAAACAAGGTTTTAAATCCAGACCAAATGGACACCTTCTTACTTATGTTTGAAGGAAAATTACCAGAACTTAGTCAAACACTAAAGGTTGGAATGCAAAGACAGGGTGCTGGACCAACTATAGAAATTTTAGAATACTTTTCAGCGTTTAAAGATGGCGATGCTGCAGCCACGATTTCTACAAAAATTATTAATAGTGATAAAAAAACATTTAATGAAATAGGTGAAACCCTGGCAGTTCTAAGAGTATTAGACGGTCATGAAATTAATATGGAAGCATTCCTTAGCATGAAAGATTCTGATGGCAAACCAATTGGTTATGATATGCTTGTCAAACTTTCTCAAGATTTAAAAACAATTGATGGAATGCCAAAGAAAATAGATAAGGCTATTATCCTTGATTACTTTGTTAATGGCAAGGGCAAGGGTATGAAGGGTATGACAGAAAGCAACCTTGAAGTATTATTTAGCAAATGGAAAGACTTTGATAAACTTCCAGACTTTGCACAAAAAGAAGCAGTCTCTAAATTTAAAACTATAATGGAAACAGTGTTTGCTGATGAAGCATCCAGGTTGGCATTTTATAGCAAGTATGCACAAAAGGCTACAGGCGGAGATACAACTGCTACAGGCCACTTAACATCGCTTATGTATAATGCAAAAAATGCAGATGAAACACTTGTTGACCGAGTTGCTGCAAGCACAAAAACTTATATTGGTGAAAATGGAGAGGTTGTTGTTAACTCTTCAGGCAATGCAGATTCAGGTGGTGGCAGCGGAGCAGGAAATGATCCACTAGCATTCTTAGCACCATTGGCAATGGCTTTAAAGAATGTAAGAGACAATGCATTTAATGCCCTCACACCAGTAAAATCATTACTAGAATTATTAAAAGATAATAAAACAAAGAAGAATGCTTTTACTTTATTTGATGGTATACAACATAGGCTTCTAAAACTTGGTGTTGGTCAAGAACTAAGAGATGCTGTTGCATCTATGTCTGCAGAAGATTTTGCAAAGGTTGCAGCACTACCAAAAGATAAGGCTATGTTTACCTTTGAAAAAGGAAAGCCAAGATCAAAGGATTCAATATCTGGTCTTGGTCCACTTGGCGAAGCAACAGACAAAGCAATCAAAGCAAAAGACCTTGGTAACTTTGACATTGCTAATGCAACAATAATAAAGGATATAGAGAATCAAACTAAGGCATATGCTATTCTTGTTGGTAGCGGACTATCTGCAGCAAAAGCATTAGAGGTTGTTGCAGACACAGGTCAAGCAGCAGCAATTGCAGCGGGAGCAATAGATACATCATCACCAGCATGGCAAACATATATTAATAATATAAAGACAGCAAATACAGAACTTGAGCGCCAAGCAGTTTTAAATAAAGCAATAAAGGCAAACGAGGAGTTTGGTCTTTATGCAAAAATGCCAGAACTAGTTTCTAAGATGAAGGAACTTGGGTATAGCACAGATCAGATTGATGCAGTTCTTGGAGACCCAGAGTTAGCAAAATTCTTAGTAGAAGATTTGAAGGATGGAAAGTTAGAGGCTAAAGAAATTGCAGAGACTCTAAATAACATTGAAGCAAGAAAAATTATTGATATTCAGATTTTGCTTAACAAGGGAGCACTTAAAGAAGCCAGCGATAAGGGAAGAGAAGTTGTAGACGAACTCTTTGCAGCACAGGAAGCACTTATTCGTACAGGCCCAGAGGCAATGCAACTAAAGGGCAATCAAAGACAAATCAGAGATCTTGAAGGACAGATTGCTCCATTCCAAAGAAGAATTGCAGAACTAAATGATGAAATTGAAGATGGTCAAAGAGTAATTGAAGAATCATACACAAGACCAATAGAAGATTTAAACGAAGAGATTAATGACCTAAACCGTGATCTAGAAATGAATCCTTTCTTTGGTGACCGTGCAATAAAGAAGATTCAAGATGAAAATACAATGCTTTCAAATGATCTTGAAATTATAAATCATGCAGCAGATGAAGTTAACAAGAGATACGACGAGCAAGCAGAAGCGCTTTCAAAGGTTCAAGAAATAAATCAAAATATTCTTGATCAGCAGAAGCAACAACTTGGTCTTGCTGATGCCTTGACTCAAGGTGATATTTCAGCAGCAGCCCAAGCAGCACAAGATATGAGAGCAACAAGCGCCTCACAGTTTGCATCAGGTCAATCAGATGCATTGGAGCAGGCAAGAAAAAATGCACTTGGTAGTCTTGTAGGGCCACAAAGCGGATTGACTCAGGATCAGATAAGTGAAAAACAATTCCAAAATGCACAAGCAATTTATCGTATGGAAACTGATCCACGTAGACTTGAAATATTAAAGCAGATTCAGGATAAGCAAGATGAAATATACAAAAAAGAAGAACTGCGTGAAGCCGCATTACGTAAGATTAGAGATCTTGAAGATAAAATTTGGAATATTGAAGAAAATTCTATTGAACCACTTCAAGAAAGAATTGATGCTCTTAACTATACAAATAAATTATTGCAGGATAGTATCGACAAGCAAATTGAAGGACTAAGAGTTCTTGGAAAAACCAGGGACGAGTGGGATAGAATCAATGCAATGCTTGATATGGATGCAGCAACAAAGCGAGCCCTTGCTCAATCAGCAGACTTAGCAGCACTACTTTCAGCAGCAGAGACATTAAACATGACATGGGCAGATATTCTTGCAAAGATGGCTCAATATGCAAATGGAATTCCTGGCGCAGTTCAAAATGCAATGAATCAAATTGGAGGAGTAGGCGCAGAAGCCTATGTAGCACCTCAAGAGACACAAGCAACAATAAGTGAAGCAGAAAAGTTTGATAACACAGTACAAGCACTTGATGCAGCAATTGCAGCATACGAATCAGCCGTTGCAAGTGGAAACATGTATAGAGTTAGAAATGCAGGAATTGCTCTTGCTGCAATCCAGTCGGCATACGATGCAACACTTCCAGAAGTTGATCCAAATGCAAAACCTGGAGGAGGTCTAACAGGAAAGTACGGAATGCTATATCAAGCAGATGGTGGCTTCATACCAAAGGGTACAGATACTGTACCTGCAATGTTAACTCCAGGAGAGTTTGTAGTTAGAAAGTCTGCAGTTGATCAATATGGCCAAGACTTCTTAAATGATATAAATGTTCAAAGATTCTCAACTGGTGGAACCGTAGGTGCACCACATGGTCTAGGGATGTCATCAATGGGCTCTAGAAGCACCAATACCCAAGATGAAAGAGCAACATCATTATTTGATAAGAAGATATGGGAAAAAACTGCTAACTTCTTTTCACTTCCATCAATAGCAAAAACTGCTTTGGACATTGCAAAGTATGGCGGTATTCCTCAAATGTTTGCTGCTAAAGCAATGGGTGCAGAAACAAAGTCTAGCCTAAAAGATAATTTAAATGCTGCTTTAGCAGTTGCACCAGTTCCAGGTTTAAAAGCAGTAAAGCCAGCAATTAACAAGTTAGGTAGCATTATTCCTAAAACCATAAAAGAATCCCTTGGAAAAAATGGTATCGATATATTTAATAAAATACTAAATAAGGCAAATGCTGTAACAACAACAAAACCAAATACAAGTTTGGTAGAAGAAAAACTAACCACTAATACTAATACAGTATCTTCAAAAGAATCAAATATGGATGATTGGGGAAGTTGGGATTCAGATAATTGGGTAATGCCAAAACAACCTTGGGACACAAGACTTGGAATGAAAATACAAGGGATGAACCCAATCCGTAACAAAATAGCAAATGCTGTATATTCTCCTAGAAGATTTTTTGAAAATCTTAGCCCTAAAATAAGTCAGGCTTGGAGGCTAGGAGAAAAAGAACCAACAATAAATAATTCATTTTTAAGCACAAAACTTGGAAGCCTTGTGGCAGCAAAGGTAGCACCAACTGTTGCTGATTTAGGAAAAGCACTTAACCCTAAAAGACTTATAGACACTCCTTTAGATGAGCGTTCATATCTTCAAAGGTCTATGGTTTCAGGAGAAAATGGAAAGAAAACTGCTTCATATGGTAACGCATTTAAAAATATTGCTTCTGATATTACAAGCCCAATTACTTCAAGATTTAATAAAGTTAAAGATTCTGCAACAAACTTCTTAATAGGCAAATACGAAAAAACAAACTTTGGAAGAAATATGTCTCTTTCTCGTCAGATTGCTGATGTTGGTGGAGACAATGCAGATGAATTAGTAAAGCACTACAAGACTCAAGCAATATTAGATTCAATTCCTGGCGGACTTGGTGCATTAATTCAAATGAAAAGAGGCATTCATCGACATGGAAAACTTATAGAGGATCTTCCATCTCCTTTAGAAAGATTCTTAGCATCAAAATTTGATGGAGCAAAAACACCAATGAACGCATATGGGCCAGGCCTGTATAGTGCAACTAGTCCAGCAACTTCTAAACAATTCTTTAATACTTTTGGAGATAATCAGTACGGTATAGATTTGACACCAAAAGCAATGTTTAAAGTTTTAACAAGTAAAGGATTTATAGATCCACCAAAAATGGCAAAATATAAAGAGAATTATATTAAAACAACAGGGACTCAGCCAAGAGATATGGGAAATATAAATGCTGATACAACTGACCCATTTATGCAATCACTTATGAGAGATGGATATATTGGATATAGACATGGAGATGCATACACCAATTGGGGTGTTGGAAATATTCCTGGAATGCGATTAAAGTTTAAAGATGGTCCAGACCTTAAAGCAGTTGTAAAAGATGGAAAAACAGTTTTTGTTCCACGAACAGATATCCCTAAAATCGTTGAGCCAAATCTAAATAACACTCAAAAAATTGGAACCAACAAGTCTCTGATCGCTAAAGCATCAGCACTTGCTGCTGCAATTACTGGTCTTTCTTTGTTCAAGACATCAGAGGCTAGAGCAGACGAATATTTTCCACCTAAGCCAAAATCTGCATATGATTCAGACAATAAGCCAACTGGAAGTCCAACATCAAGGTATTGGGGAGAACTAGAAAGACTTCATCAGCAGTCACCATTAGGATTTGATACTAAAGGTAAGCCAATATTTAATGATGCTGGAAAAGATCCATGGGGAGGAACAGAGATCCCAGGTCTTCCATTTAACGGCAAGGTAGCAAACTTCTCAGACTATTTCCATCAACTAGCAGAACAGCCTAAAAAGAGCATTAGCAATCCAATGGATGTAGACAAGAGTTTAAGGCCATTAGTTGGTTCTGGAGCATCAATGGGTGGAAGCGGAAATGGTTTTTATGGACTTCAAATGTTTTCTAAGGGCGGACTAGTTCCAAAATACTTTGCAGAAGGTGGATATGCTTCTGGAACAGACACAGTCCCTGCAATGCTAACACCAGGAGAATTTGTAATGAGTAGATATGCTGTTCAGTCTCATGGTGCAGACACAATGAGAGCAATAAATAGTGGCCAATCAGCAGGAGACTCAGTGTATAATTATAGTATTAGTGTTAATGTAAAATCAGATGCAAACCCAGATGAAATTGCAAGAGTTGTAATGACACAAATAAAGGGTATTGATTCACAAAAACTCAGGGGGAATAGATTATAATGGCAACTAATACATATATGTCTGGAAGAAAAAAATATTCAAGACCACAAGCAATGCTATTTGCAGACAACCCTGGAACAAAGGTTAATGGTTTTTACGTCCCAGACGGGTACGAGGTAGGGGCATATGCAGGCTCTGCAGCCAATACTAGAGACTTTCTAATACTCTCTGATGATAATAGATCAGAGATAGACTTTACTCCCGTTAGAATTGAAAAACGTGAAAGAATGATCAATGGACGTATGAGGTCATACCACATTGCAGATAAATTAAACATATCTGTTTCTTGGGATATGCTGCCATCAAGAGCATATGACACCAAGGCAGACTTTAATACCAGTGGAAATGCAGACATGGAATCATCACCATCAAGACCAAAGCCATTAGAATTTACTACAGATGGTGGAGCAGGCGGAGTAGAACTGCTTGACTGGTATGAAAACCATAAAGGATCTTTTTGGGTTTACTTGGCTTATGATAAGTACACAAACTTTGAAGATACAGATTTAACTGAAGCAGACAACAGGTTTAATAATATAAATAAGTATAATGAGATTGTAGAAGTATTTTTCTCAGACTTTAAGTATTCTGTTGTAAAAAGAAGCGGTCTTAACTTTGACTTTTGGAATGTCGCCCTAACACTGGAAGAGGCGTAATGTTTCAGGGTAAAGAATTACAAAATCATTTAGAGACAAGTTCTTCTGTAAAAACACAATCTGCAGTTGTAGTTGAATGGAACATGAACATACCATCAAACATCTCTACTGTTGGAAACTATAGATATAGACCAACCAGCCAAGATTCTCCATATAGAGGAATTCCAAACACCTTTGATCAAGCAGATGCTGGAAACTATTACACTGGAGCAACAGATGCAGATGTAAAAATTGATGGTGGCTTTGATGATAATGGAGAGCCAACGACTCTTACTGCTTATAAAGAAAAGTTAAAGATGCTTTACTCTTTGGAAGATTGTTTAAAACCTCAAAGACCAAGATCTGGAATTAATAAAGCAACATATTTAAACGGTAGATACTTGCACAACCCAAATATTAATATGGCAAAAAGACCAAGATACTATATGCCAGACAAGAATGACCCATTTAAATACTGGACATCTTTTAGAACTGAAAATAAAATTGAGTATGGTGTTGCAAATAAGACTATAAATGGAAGACACAGAATAGAAGACACTGCCCCATTTGTTGTGTACAAGCAGCAAGTGCCAGCAAATAGAGTTATTGTAAAGATGCAAACTAATGTTGGAGAACTTGATTATGGAACATTTTCAAACTCAGCAGATACATTTTTAGATCCATACTTTGGTGATACAAATAAAACAACTCCAGATAGATGGAAGATTCAGGTTTTAAAGAATAACAACTGGGTAGATGCTGTATCGTTTACAGACAAAGATAAAAGAAAAGATGGAACAGACATCATCAAGTCTGACGGATATGTTGAACTTTCCTATGGCCTCATAGTTCCTAAGTTATATTCAGATATATTTATTTTTAAAGGAGAACTACCTTCTGTAACTCTTAGACCAGATACTGCAGAAGAAGGACATTCATTTTTAGTAATACAAAATGATGGGGAACTTGGTACGTATTATATCTGGTACGATTCTGAATGGAAAACTTTTACTCCAACATATGGTTGGAAACTTGAAGAAAGTTCTGTAGACAGTCTAACAAACTTTGTAACTGATTTAACATCTCCAAAATACTACAACTCTGGTACTGCTAAAAAATATAAAGAGTTTGAATATATTTCTGGAATTAGAATCGTGGTTGAAAGCATGAATAAGTTTGACTCAACATTTGATTTAATTGAAATGTCTTCTAGACTATCAGCAGATATTTCAGATAGGGTATTGAGTTTTTCAGTTAACAAAAGCGCATCAGACCTTGGTGCAAGTGGACTTCCTGTTGGACAACTACTTGCATCTACTGGTAAACTTGAACTCTTTGATTTTGACGATGCCTTTAATGCAAACAACACAAACAGTATTATTGGAAAGTATGTATCAAAAAATATACAGGTAAAACTTTACGAGATAATTGTGGATGTTGCAGGCGTTGACTACTACGTTCCAATCAAAACCATGTACTCAGATGGATTTCCAAAAACATCAAATGATTCAAAGCAGGTATCTATTGAACTAAGAGATTTATATTTCTACTTTGAATCTCAAACTGCCCCAGAAATTCTTTCAACAAACACATCTGTTAGCGCAGCCGTTTCACTTCTTTTAGACTCTATAGGATTTTCAAACTATGTATTTAAAAGGGTAGACGGAGAATCAGAAACAATTATTCCATATTTCTTTATACCACCAGAAAAGACTGTTGCTGAGATATTAGAAGATATAGCAATCTCAACACAAACAGCCATGTTTTTTGACGAGTACAATAATTTTGTAATGATGAGTAAAAACTATATAATGCCATCATTAGCGCAAAGACCAACAGACATAGTTCTTTACGGATCTTCTGATTCACAAGATTCTGGAGTAGTTAAAAACGAAAGAACAAAAACAAAACTTGCAAATATTTTAGAGGTAACATCTGAGGACAACGATGTTTACAATGATGGAAAGATTGTTTATACAACAAGACATATTCAAAGATCTATTGGAAGCATAAAGCAGGCAAACCTAATTGATAATGAAAAGACTTGGATTTATAAACCAGTTCTTTTATGGGAAGTTGCAGGTACAGAAAATACCAAGTCTACTAATGGAGAGATTGGAAACCAGTCTACATACATGCTAAGCGCAATACCATTAAATTCTAATCTTTCTGCCACAGTTCCAAATGTTTCTAATAACGTAGTTGTTAATAATGTTATGGATTTAGGAGAGGGCGTTTACTGGATAACAAGATACAATGGATACTTTTATTCTAATGGAGAGATTATAAAGTATGATGCTGTTCAATATAATATTTCTGGTAATGGAGATGTTTGGATTAACAATGTTCAGGAATATGATAAGTACTTTTCATCTCTTCCTTTTAACGGAAAGATTTATCCAACGGGCTTAGTAAGAATATACGCTGAGCCAAACTATGAAGAAGTTTCTGGAATTATAAAATTAAAAAATGGTCCTGTTGCAAAGCATGGAAGAGGACAGTTTGGAACTCCAGTAACATTGCATACTGCTGGTCTAAATCCATACTGGTCAGATAACGCAAATGTTCGTGGATGCACAATGGAGTCAAAGTATTTATTTAAATCAGATCAAACATTGCCAGACACAAGGGTTTTTGCAGCAGGCCTAAGCAACACTCTTGCACAGAAAACAACAAGAAACGGTATTATTAAAAACTTTCTTTCATCAAAGTATATTGCAGAGACAAGTATTAATGCAATGCTTTCAACACAAACTGGAACAGTCCAGTCTTCTGCTTTGATTATGAATGGTCCAGGGTTTACAACAACAGAGTCACCAATTGATTTTATATCATATGTGTATAAGCCATTAGCAAATAAGTATAAGCACTTTGGAACTAGAATGAGAATTGTTGGTAAAATTGAAAATGATATTAATCGTGGTCAGACACCAGTAGGTGGATCTACTTACTACACTGTTCCAGGAACTACTCCAGACAAGAACATAAGCATTGTTGGTGGCTCAGGTGGTCTTGGTGTTATGATAAACCCAGAAACAAACAACGGATACTATTTTGAAATCATTGCGCTGGGAGCAAACAACCTTAATAATTCTGAGCAAGACAATGTTCATAATGTTATATTCTATAAACTAAAGGCTGCTACTACTGGAACAGCAACTACATCTGCAGTGCCAGTAAAACTGTATGAAGGACTTACAAACATAATTGTAGACGATGGAAAATTCACGGGACAGTACAGAATGGCTGCAGAAGAAAACCCAACAGTATATGACTTAGCAGTTGAGTATCAAGAGATAGGCTCACGCAGAAGGTTCTTTCTGTATCTAAACAATAACCTAATCGCTACAATAGATGACACTGACCCGCTTCCAATATATAACAATATGTCATTGTTTGTTCGTGGATCTTCAAGAGTTATGTTTGAAAATATCTATGCATTGGCAAACAACTATTCACAAAATACAGCGTTTCAAATTGATGCACCGATTAGTTCAGCATTTGGAGATTCTGAAATAAATGCAAACGATTCATTTATGAAATACGCCATGTCAGGTGCAGTTCAATCAACCTATCTTACTGGTATTAGTTCTGCTGAGCCTCCAAAGTTTAGCATGTACTTTGAAGAGTTTGGAACAATAATGAGAGAAGCAGCATCATTTAATTTTAAATATGACAAGGCATATCCTGCTTTGTATGCAAAGTTATCTCCAACATTTAATAGATTAAAGGGTTATGCTATTTCAGGATTTAGAGCAGGGGCATATGGAGCAGAATTTTTAATATTTAATTCTACAGACACAGCACTCAGCCTTGATGAGACAAGCGGAAACTATCTAAGAATTCAAGGCATTACATTTACTCAGCAATCAAACAACGATCTTACTGTTGACGAATACTTTTCAAAGAATAGCAATTTAGCAGACCCACAGTTTGTTGGTAATTCGCTAGTATCATATCCTAATAAAATTGCAAAAGATTATGAGGACATAAAATTAAGTCGCATGACTTATGGCAAAAAGGATTTTTCATTAGAGGCTCCATATATTCAGTCACACGATGACGCAGAAAACCTTTTGGCTTGGGTAATTAAAAAAATAATGAAGCCAAGAAAGTCTATAGGCGTTAAGGTTTTTGCAAACCCAATGATTCAACTTGGAGACATTGTATCTGTTGACTACGTTGAAAATCAAATAGATAAGATCGGATCTAAAGACGCAAGGTTTGTGGTATATAATATAGAATATTCTAAAGAAAAAGATGGTCCAGAAATGACATTATTTTTAAGTGAGGTAGTTTAATGGCAACTGATTCAGTAGCAAATCAACCAGCGTCCCAGGCAAAGCCAGTAGTTAATCCAGCGGTTAAGGTTGCAACTCCTTCCTTGATTGCTCTTAGCAACCCACCACTTGAAATTGATATTATGTCAGATCTTATATTTGAAAATATAGGAGGCCAAGAATTAATTAACATATCAAGAAATGACATCATTAATGGACAGGATGTTTTGTATAGCCCAATTAAAAACCTGCAAAGCCTTTACTTAGAATACAACCCTAACAATATAATTAAACTTGAGAACACAGCAGATACTTATTTTAAGAACTTTCCAATTAGACTTGAGAACAAGATACCATCAGTAGGCTCAGGACCTGCTGGACAGATAGTCTATATAGATCAAGCAACAGGTGACTTGGTAATCAATGTAACTAACCTTGATTCAGATGAGCAAATAGAGGTTCAAATAGTAAACAACGGTGAGATACTTAATGGTACAATATATGGGGCGGTATAAAAAATGATAACTAATACAGGTAAGAACATTCTGGCAAAGTATCTTGTAGGTCAAGCACCTGCATATGCTTCATATATTGCCATAGGCTGTGGAGCAAAGCCACTAAACACAGACGCAACTCTTGGAGACTACTCAGGCAAACAAGCATTAGATTTTGAAATGTTTCGTGTGCCAATTACATCTCGTGGCTATGTTACAGAGGGCGGACAGTCAAAGATAGTCTTTACTGCAGAACTTCCTACGGCAGAAAGATATGAGATTACAGAGGTTGGTGTTTGGTCTGCGGGATCAAATCCAACAGCAGGAGCATATGATAGCAAGAACATTTATTCATTTACTTCAAATGAAAACTGGGAATACCATGGAACAACAACAGCAACAGCGATTCCCGTATACTATACACCGTTAGATTCAGACGACAACATTATCAATATTACGGATCAAGTGTTTCAAACAAATGCAAACAACAAGATTTTTACAAACCAAGAACGTGTGAACAGGTATGAAAGATGCAGATTCTTAAATAACATTATGGTTATAAGAGGAGATATGACAAATCTTTCTGTATCTGGTGGCCATTTAGTTGTTCCACCTGCCTCAAAGCATATACACCTTACTGGCGCAGCACTTGACTTTAATAAGAATGCACCAACAGATGATCTCAGACTTGCATTTTCTGTAGTCAACAAAGACGGAGAATCAAATGTTCAGCCAGATGAGGTTAGAATAATGATAGAGTTTGCAGAGTCTGATGTTCATGGAACTGGAGAATGGGCAAGGTTTGAGACAGTAGTTAAAGAGTCTGATGCTGGTATAGATTTTGCAACTAACAGATATTTTGTTTCACAGAAGTCATTCCAAGATTTATACAAGAGCAATGGTTTTACTTGGAGCGTAGTTGATGTTGTAAAGTTTTATGTTGCAGTAATTAAGAATGGCGCAGTATCAAATGATTACTACGTATGCTTAGATGCGTTGCGATTAGAAAATACTACATCTTCAAACCCAGTCTATGGTTTAACAGGATACTCAGTCATTAAAAATAAAAATGCAGAGACGATTACTAAGACTGCTAATACAACTAATCATATTGAGTTTAGGTTTGGGATGGATGTTCTATAGTGGCAGACTCACAAATAAAAAAGGTAGTTATCAAAAAGGAAGATCTTCCAGCATTTAATGGAACCACACAGAAGCACTCTGTAAGATATAGAATAATCTCAGAAGACAAGAACAGATCCTCTCATTGGTCGCCATATTATTATGTATCAAATCCATCTCCAGAGCAATTAGAATGTTCTGTAACGGTAACTGCAAATGTAGTAAATATGGTTTGGAAGCAGCCTACAGGCTCAGCAATTAAGCAATATGATATTTATTTTAAATTAGATAGTGCTGATTGGGCATACATATCAAGTTCATCATCAACCCAGTTTTCAACCTTGATTGCAGATTCAGTCTCAACTCTGCGTGTTGCTGTGCAACTTCCAACATATCCTAAGCAATATTTCTCTGGGGCTGCATTATTTACCTCATCGCCAATAGCGGTTTAGTGGTATAATTATATAACCATGGCAAAAATACCTTTACCCGAAAGAGGACAACCTTTAGATGTTACTTATATTTCTCAGTTGGCCCAGGCAGTCAATGAATTGTCAACAGCAATATCTCCATCAACCTATAAGTATACTTCTATAGACACTCCTAACGCTGGTAAGCAAAACATTAAAGCAACAGAGGCAAGAGTAATTGGTGGATATGTTCGTGTTGTTAATAGCGGGACTATAACAGCAGGTGAGGAAAAATCCTTTACATATTCTTTCCCAGGAGAGTTTAAGTACTCCCCAATTGCAACAGCCACACCAATTAATACTGGAAACACAGTTGCTGGTAAAAATGTAACGGTTGTTCTTAAGAGCGTAACAACTTCAGGTCTTGAAGGGGTCGTTAGATTTAACACCTCTGGAGATGTGTCTGTTGATGTTAATCTTATTATCATTGGCGTACCAAACTAATGCTAACGTGTATAAAATGCAAAGGGAGAATGTTTCTTGATAGACAATACAGCACAGTCGGCCACCTTGAAACATACTGCATGTCTTGTGGATCACGAAACTTTTATAACCCACCAGAAAGTTCTACGGAGGGGTCATGGCTGTTAAAAAGGGAAGTATTGAGAGCGAAGGCTACAATGTCCTCCCTGTAATTCCAGGGAATAAAAAGGTTTGGTTCTTAAATGGAGACTTAGTAAGAATACATCATCTCAATAAGTCTAATGGAATTATGTCTGTTTATAATATCACTAAAGATCAAATTGAAAGTTGTTTAATTTCTGATTTTAAAAAGAAACGTGAAAGAGCATACACGGTTAGAGAGACTGCTGATTTAGTTAATCGTCATAAAAAATATATGCCATCACTAATGAGACGAGGAGTTATTCCTTTCCCAATGGGATCTCAAAAAGGTGGAGCAAGAGGCTTCCAAGTAAGATCATATTACTCAGAATCGCAAGTAAGAGAGATTCGTGATATACTTGCTACGTACCATATTGGTAGACCAAGAAAAGATAATTTAATTACAAATGATATTACGCCCAGCAAACAAGAGTTGACACGAAGAATGGGCGATGGTATACTTACATATACGAGAACTGAAGATGGTCGATTCATTCCAATCTGGTCTGAATCTATTTAACGAAAGGTATGAAATGGAAAACGAAGACACAAAGATATCTGTTACATTAGGATATACACTTAACCTTGGCAATTTTCAATCACTAAGACTTGACCTTGGAGTTGTTGACTCAAGACGGAATGGTGAAAGCCCAGACCAAGCATTTGAGCGAGTCTATAAGTTTGTTGAAGACAAGTTAACTGAAAAGATTAACGAAGCAAAGTCTGAAATCAACGAGTAATGGCTGAACGCAAAGACCGTATGGCTTTGCTTTCAAGATACAGTAAGTATCATACCGCAAGGTACGAATCAAAGCCATCTCTGAATCTAAACGTAGAGCAGTGGGCCTCTGATGGCCTTGTAGAGTCATACGGACTATCTGGCTGTTACGATATACTTGAGTATTACTTTAAGGTTTCAGAGAATCCATCATGGAACTACTTTGCATACAACGCAGAAAAAATATTGCAGGCACAAAAAGATAAAAAAAGAGACGACGAAGAGAGAGCAGAGCGTAGAAGAATGGCTAAGGAGTGGCTAAGTGAATAATACAGAGTCCAAACTAATTACTGCAGTTCTTCAGGATAAGCAGATCCATGTTCTTTTACAGGCAAATGTAGATAACCTTCTTAGAACACACGGAGATATCTGGAACTTCATTAGGCTTTACTTTGAAAATAATAAGTCTCTTCCTCCTGCAGAACTTGTAACAGAAAAGTTTAGAGATTTTTCTCCAATAGATAATGTCGGTGCAACAAAGCATCACCTTGAAGAGTTACAGGGAGAATATCTAAATGATAGCCTTAAAGATATTCTAAGATCAGCAGCAACCAATGTTCAGAATAATCAGGGCAATGTTGCATTAAATGATTTAATTACACAAACATCAGAGTTAAAGAAAAACACTTCTGCAATCCGAGACATCGATGTTACAGACCTTGAATCTGCAATTGCATACTTTGAAAACTTAAAGATTCAGCAAGCAGCAGGACATGTTGGCATTAAAACTAATCTTCCAGGGTTTGATAACTATCTTCCATCTGGAATTATGCCAGGGCAGTTAGGAGTTTTCTTAGCATATCCAGGTATAGGAAAGTCATGGATGGCTCTATACTTCGCTGTACAGGCTTGGAAGCAGGGAAAGACACCACTCGTAATCTCGCTTGAGATGTCTGAAACAGAAGTTCGTAATCGTGTATTCACAATTATGGGAGAAGGTCTTTGGTCACATAGAAAACTATCTAACGGAGATGTTGAGTTAGACACACTTAAGGCATGGCATGAAAGACATCTAAAGGGCAAGCCAGAGTTTCACATCATCTCAAATGATCAAGGTGGAGAAATCAACCCATCTGTCCTTCGTGGAAAGATTGATCAGTATAAGCCAGACTTTGTAATTGTAGACTACCTACAGTTGATGGCTCCTAATCAGAAGTCAGATAATGAAACGGTAAGAATGAAGAACCTTTCACGAGAACTTAAACTTATGGCTATTGGTGAAGAAGTTCCTATTATTGCTATCTCATCTGCTACACCAGATGATGTTAATGACCTAAGCGGAGTACCAACACTTGGACAGACTGCTTGGTCAAGACAAATTGCCTATGATGCTGACTGGGTTATTGCTTTGGGAAGAGCCTCTAATAGCGACATCATTGAGTGTGCATTTAGAAAGAACCGTAATGGATTTATGGGAGATTTCCTTGTGCAGGTCGATTTTGACAAGGGATACTACAGATATAAAGACTATGAAGATAAGTAGGTATAATATGTTACATGGCAAACTATCACCACAAGCCTATCAAGAAGTTCAACTTGAGTGGAGTCATTCATGATGAATCAGCACTTGGCAGGCTTAAGCAGGAATATATCAGACTACTTGAGTCTGAGATGCGCCTGTCTGGATATGTGCCAAGACTTGATATAGACCCAGATTTTACATTAGACTATAACCATAAGAAAAAATATTTTGAATTTGAATTAACAGTACACGGAACATATACGGGGAGAAAACAAAGCGAATGGATAGCAGGAATAGACGGAAGCAAAGTAGTGTATACACAAAAGAGCAAATCAAAAGAGTTCTCACAGGAACAGGTGTAACTATTGAGTCTGAGGTCGACTCAGACTATATTATTTTTTGTCCATATCACAATAACAACAGAACCCCAGCAGGAGAAATAGATAAGAATAACGGAACATTTTTTTGTTTTGCATGTCATCACGTAACTGGATTTATTGAATTTGTTATGCATATGTCTAACAGGACCTACTTTGAGGCTGCAAGATTTATCAAAAGTAAAGAAACAGAAACAAGCATTGAAACAGATATCGATAAGGCTCTTTATCAGAAGCCTGAGTTTGCAATGTTTGATGAATTAGTTCTTAAGCGCTTGCACAATAATCTTCTTTCATCTGATAGAGCAAAAGATTATTTTAATTATAGAAAAATAACAAAGACTTCTGCATCAAAGTTTTCTTTGGGATACTCAGACAAGCAAGACATGGTTACAGTTCCAGTTCATAGCCCAGAAGGTTTGCCAATTGGATTTGTTGGAAGATCAATTGAAGGAAAAGAATTTAAGAATACTCCAGGCTTACCAAAATCAAAAACACTGTTTAATTTGCATAGAGTAAAAAGTTATGGCAAGGTATACGTTGTAGAGTCATCATTTGATGCTATCAGGCTTGACCAGTGTGGTTTCGCTGCAGTAGCAACACTTGGGTCCAATGTATCAAATATACAAATAGAATTGCTTCAGAAGTACTTTAATGATATAATTGTTATTGCAGACAACGATGAAGCAGGTGGAAATATGAAAACTAAGATAGTTGAAAAACTTGGTTCTCGTGTATCTGTAATACAACTAAATAAACAATACAAAGATATAGGCGACATGGACGATAAGTCAATTCAAGAACTGGACTTCCAGTTTGACAAATCAATACAGTCTATGCTAAACTAACATAACAACACAAAGGAGAAAACACATGGCAATACTAAGAGGAATAAAGGAAATGGGTCCAGTACTAGATGGCCCAAAGGGTGGAGATGGCCCAAAGGTTAAGTGGTTAAAACTTGCCGATGGACAATCAGTAAAGATTAGGTTCTTAGAAGAACTCGATGAAGATTCAGCAAACTATAACGCAGAGCGTGGACTAGCAATTGTTGTATCAGAACATACAAACCCAAAGGACTACAAGCGTAAGGCTGTAGATACAATGGATACAGAAGGTCGTGACTGGGCTGAAGAGATGCACCGCAAGGATCCAAAGGCTGGCTGGAGAGCACGTCTTCGTTTCTACTGCAACGTTCTTGTAGACGACGGCATCGAAGCACCATATGTTGCAATCTGGTCAATGGGTATCAGTAAGCAATCATCATTCAACACAATTCGTGAGTATGCTCTTGAAACAGGAAGCATCTCAAATGTACAGTGGAAGTTAAAGCGTAACGGACAGGGAACTGAAACCAATTACACATTGATTCCATCTGCACCAGACAAGGAGCCATTCAACTGGGGAGAGATTAAGCCTTACCCACTAGAGTCTGCACTACGCAAGGTTCCTTACGCAGAACAAGAAGCGTTCTACTTGGGCTTTGATGGCCCATCTGCCACTTCAGCAACTAACGCTGATTGGTAATATGAACTACGTCGGCTTACATGTCCATACCCATTTTAGTTTATTTGATGGGATTGCTACTCCAGAAGAATACGTTGACCGTGCAGTTGAGTTAGGGATGCCAGCAATTGCCATCACTGACCACGGTACTTTATCTGGGCATAGGGAACTGCACCGTATTGCAAAAGCAAAGGGCATTAAGCCAATTCTAGGTCTAGAAGGATACATGTGTGCAGACATATCTGACACACGAGATAAGTCTGAAAGAGAAGGTCAGCAAGATCTTGTCTATAATCACATTATCCTTCTAGCCAAGAATCAAATTGGTTTAGAAAACCTTAACAAGATTAGTGAACTATCCTGGACAGATGGTTTCTTTAAGAAGCCACGATTTGATTTTACTATACTAGAAAAGTATAAAGAGGGGATTATCGTATCCTCTGCTTGCCCAAGTAGCGTACTTGTAAAAGCATTAGAAGAAGAAGAGTTTGCTCTTGCCAAGAAGTATTTAACTTGGTTCAAGGAACGCTTTGGAGATGACTACTACGTTGAAGTTATGCCTCATAATGAAGCACACATTAATAAGTATCTGATAGAACTAGCAGACGAGTTTGGTATTAAAGTTATTGTTACACCAGACTGCCACCATGTTGATCCATCACAAAAAGAAGTTCAAGAGTTTAAGTTGCTCATGAACACACACGGCAAGTTCGTAAAAGATGCAACATATGAAAAGTCAAAGAAAAAGGGCAGCATGATGGAACGCCTTGACTACCTTTATGGCGAAGACCGTCAGATTACATTTAACAAGTTTGACATACACCTGCTCTCATATGAAGAGATTAAAGCAGCCATGGAAGCGCAGGGTATTGATCGACCTGACATATATTCAAACACACTCCTATTAGCAGAGACAGTAGGAGACTATGGCATTCAAGAAGGATTAAACCTTTTACCAGTACAGTATAAGAGTCCTGACAAGGAACTTGCAAAGGCTGCATTGGAAGGTTTGGCAGAGCGAGGTTTGTCAGAAAATCAAGAGTATCTTGATAGACTTGAAGAAGAGTTAAAGATCATTAAAGATAAGAAGTTTGCTCCATACTTCCTTGTTGTGAGTAACATGATCAACTGGGCTAAGAAAGAAGAGATCATGGTTGGTCCTGGTCGTGGATCATCTGCTGGCTCTCTTGTTTGTTATGCACTAAAGATTACAGACATTGATCCTATTGAGCACAACCTTTTGTTCTTTCGCTTTATTAATCCAGAGCGTAATGACTTTCCAGATATTGACACAGACATTCAGGATACTCGTCGTGAAGAAGTAAAAGACTATCTTGTTAGACAGTATAGACATGTTGCATCTATCGCTACCTTTCTTGAGTTTACAGGCAAGGGAATTGTTAGAGATGTTGCACGAGTATTAAATATTCCTCTATCAGATGTAAATAAGGTGTTAAAAACCGTAGATACATGGGATGATTTCTGCACATCTAAATCAACAAGAGAGTTTCGTGAGAAGTATCCAGAGGTAGAGATTTACGGAGAACAACTTCGTGGTCGTATCCGTGGTACAGGTATCCACGCAGCAGGTGTTGTGACTGCAAAGGAACCAATCTTTAGATATGCACCACTTGAAACAAGATCGTCTACTGGATCTGACGAAAGAATTCCAGTAGTTGGTGTTGACATGGAAGAGGCTGAAAGAATTGGTCTAATCAAGATTGATGCTTTGGGACTGAAAACATTGTCTGTTCTCAAGAACACAATTGATATTATTAAAGAAAGAGACGGCAAGAAGATTGACCTTCTTAAAATCAAGATGGATGATGCAAATGTTTATCAGATGCTTTCAGATGGATACACTAAGGGCGTATTCCAGTGTGAAGCAGCACCATATACAAACCTTCTTGTTAAGATGGGTGTAAAGAATTTAAATGAACTTGCAGCATCTAATGCTCTTGTCCGTCCAGGTGCAATGAACACTATCGGAAAGGACTATGTTGATCGTAAACATGGTCGTCAAAACATATCTTATACACACCAAGTACTAAAACAATTTACGGAGGACACTTATGGCTGTATTCTTTACCAGGAACAGGTTATGCAAGCATGCGTACACCTTGGCGGTATGTCCATGTCGGAAGCAGATAAAGTTAGAAAGATCATTGGAAAGAAAAAGGATGCTAAAGAATTTGATCAGTTTAAAGAGAAGTTCGTAGAGGGAGCATCTAAGTTTATTGCTCCTAATGCTGCTCGTGATCTATGGCATGACTTTGAGGCTCACGCAGGGTATTCATTTAACAAATCTCACGCAGTAGCATACTCAACGCTATCCTATTGGACAGCATGGCTAAAGTATTATTACCCACTTGAGTTTATGTACTCAGTGCTAAAGAACGAAAAGGATAAAGATGCAAGAACTGAATATCTTATTGAAGCAAAGAGAATGGGCATTAGCATTAAGTTGCCTCACATTAATGATTCGGATATTGATTTTAAGATTGAGGGTAAAGGTATTCGGTTTGGACTCAGCGCTATCAAGTTTATATCTGACAAAATTGGTGAAAGATATATATCAGCACGACCATTTAGTTCATATAAAGAACTTGAAGAGTTTACCTTTACAAAAGGAAACGGAGTAAACAGTCGTGCACTACAAGCACTAAGGGTCATTGGTGCAGCAACATTTAATGACAATCCTAGAAATGACCAGGAGATTAAAGAGAACCTGTATGAATACTTAAACCTTCCAGAGTTTAATATTACTATTCCCTCTCACTACTATGCATTTATTCAAGATATTGTAGACTTTGAAGAAAAAGGATCATACATTTTTATGGGTATGGTAAAATCTATTAAACGAGGAACAGGATGGTCACGAGTTGAAATTTTGGACAAAACTGGCAGTGTCGGTATATTTGATGATGAAAATACAACTATTGAGACAGGTCGCTCTTATCTGGTTCTGTGTAATGATAACAGGATTGTTTCTTTCATACCTTCAGATGAGATAAAAGAATCATCCCATGCTCTTGTGAAGTTCTTAAGTTATAAGCAACTTCCATATAAAGATGATGAAATGTTTGTAGTTTCTTTTAAACCAAGAATTACAAAGACTGGAAAGAAAATGGCATCACTTACACTTGCAGATACAAGTAGAGACCTACATTCTATTACAGTATTTCCTACATCTTTTGCAAAAGCGTATATGCATATTGAAGAAGGCAAATCTTATAAGTTTGATTTTGGCAAGACTAAAGACGGAACAGTAACATTGGAGGATGTACATGTCAGTTAGTATCGAAGAAGCATTAGCACAGTTAGACCCTAAGTTAAGAAAGAGATTGGGTAGTGGGGTTGGTGTTAACTATGAATACCAACCTACTCCTAGTTTTGGATTAAACCGTGCTCTTGGTGGTGGTCTTCCTTATGGAAGGCAGGTACTGATCTGGGGCTCTAAGTCTTCTGCAAAGTCTTCTATGTGCCTTCAGATGATTGCTCTTGCACAGGCAGATGGCAAACTGTGTGCGTGGATTGACTCAGAGATGTCATACTCAGAAGACTGGGCCAGAACTCTTGGGGTAGATCCAGAAAAACTAATCTATTCGCAAGCAAGAACTATTAGCGACATGGTGGATGTAGGTGTTGGATTAATGAACGCTGGCGTTGACCTAATTGTGGTAGACTCTATTACATCAATGCTTCCAGCAATTTATTTTGAAAAAGATACAGATGAAATGAAAGCATTAGAAAATACAAAACAGATTGGAGCAGAATCCCGTGACTTTAGTAACGCATGGAAAATGCTTAACTATGCAAACAATAAAGTTAAGCCAACTTTGCTTGTTCTCATTTCTCAGTCTCGTAATAATATTAATGCTATGTATACTAGCCAGCAGCCTTCTGGTGGTCAGGCTACTAAGTTTTATTCCTCATGTATTGTTAAACTCTTTTCTTCAGAGTCAGACAATCAAGCGATTAAGGGCAAGATCAAGGTAGGAGATAAATTAATTGAAGAAAAAATTGGTAGAACTATTAAGTGGGAACTCCAGTTCTCCAAAACCTCTCCAGGGTTCCAGTCTGGTGAGTATGATTTTTACTTTAGAGGTGACAATATTGGTCTTGATACCATTGGTGATCTGGTTACTACAGCAGAACTAAACGGCATCGTGGAGCGCACAGGTGCTTGGTACATACTTCCTGATGGGTCAAAGGTCCAGGGTAAAGAAGCATTCGTTAATCGTGTAAGAGAGGATCTTGACTTGCAAGAATCAATCAAGGCAAAACTAAATGGCTAGTTACACAGTATATACTGGCAAGTTTACATGCCACGAGTGCAAGGCAGAGGTAAGATCTTTAAGACTTTATGCAGACACAAAGACTGCAACATGGATGTGCCCCAGCAAACACCTAAGCAGTGTTAAGTTTGGAAAGCAGAAATGGAAGGGTAATGACAGAGAAGAGTGAGTCCAAGAGAATAGGTGCTAAGCAGCATAAGAATTCTGGTCGTAATACTCAAAAGGGTGATGCATCCTGGAAAAACTTTGTTGTAGACTTTAAAGAGGTTGGAAAATCTTTTACTTTGAATAAAGAGGTTTGGGCTAAGGCCACAACAGATGCTATGAAGAACGGAAAAGATCCAGCCATTGTTGTAGTAATAGGCGAGGGGAATGCAAAGGTAAGACTTGCTATAATTGAGATGAGCATTTTAGAACAACTTTCAGAGGATGGTGTATAATAGTATTATGAATACAGGACATGAACCAAAAAATAAGATAGTTCCACACATTGTTAAAAACTTTTTTACTGATGAAGAAATAGAAGTTCTTCTTGCAATTATTAAGTATCAAAAAAATGCTAAAGATTTAAGTGAGTTTTATTCTCCACTTGTTTTGCCAACTATGGCAAGAATGCAAATAGAAGTTATGTACCCAGAGCACATACGTAGAAAACTTGAAAAGTTTGCTTCAACATTAGTTGGAGAAGATGTTTTTATGTACCACAATAGTTACCTTAGTTATAATCAAGAGCATAGTCCAGGAGTAAATCCAAAACTTCCAGTGCACTATGATTCAGATAATTATTTTTCTAAACTAACAATGGACTATCAGTTAGACGCAAATATTGATTGGCCAATAGTAATTGAAGATGAAAGTTTTAATCTTCAGTATGGAGACCTTCTTGTTTTTTGGGGTGCAGGTCAGGCACATTGGAGAGAGCCAGTGCTTTTTAAAGAAGGAAACAACACTGAGGTTTTGACTATGCATTTTTCAACAAAGAAAGACTTTGAAGAATTAAACCTTCCTGCTAGATCTCCAGAAGCAAGAAAAGAAAGACTTGATAAATGGAATGCAGATCCAGTATTTGCAAAATATAAAGAAGACTTTAGTAAAAAAGAACAGTCTTTACAATAACAATATCGGTAAATAATTTATAATAATTTAAAATAACTACTAGATCGGAAAAAAATTGCAAAACGAAAATACTACAATTGATATGGTAAATGGTTTGTCAGAGATTGCAGACTATATGCAAGACGAAGAATTAACAATAGCACTAACAATGATTGCTAAACTAATTATAAAGCCAGATATTCCAATCAATGTTGCCCACGTGGAGATTGTAAGATTGCAGGCCATCGCAGCAAAGATGGCATTTAAGGCAACATGGATGGCTAATGTAGACAAATCGGATCGTGGAAAGAAGAATCTTTATTATACGGCAGCAGAGTCGCTTAATAATTTGGTGTCTGCACTCAAGTACATCACACGTTAATCTGCTATACTTATACTAATAGAAACGAGTAAAACATGACAAAAAGTTTATTACAGCAGATTATGGTTAAGCAGGAAAAGCCACCAGTACACGCAATAGATGTTGCTGGTCTTACTGAAAAAATTCAGTCTGGCTATACTGTAACCCGCATAGACAAGCAAACACAAAAGAAAACCTTTGCTCCATCAACCATTGCCTATGGGCATGGAGAGTGCCCAAGATACTGGTACCTTGCTTTTGATGGACAAATGTTTGAAGATGATGCAACACCATACAGCGCAGCAAACATGACTGCAGGAACAAAGTCACACGAAAGAATTCAAGAAGCAATGGGTAATGTTCCAGACTTCCTTGTAGATTCTGAATTTAAGATCACACATAATGATCCACCAATCTTTGGCTATGGAGATGTTATTGTTAATTGGCAGGGAGAAGAACTCCTTGGTGAAATTAAAACAATGATGAACGAAGGGTTTGAATACCGCAAGGCACACAATAAGCCTAAGAGCGGTCACCTTATTCAGTTGTTAATTTATATGAAAATTCTGAAGAAGGCTAAGGCAGTTCTTATTTATGAGAATAAAAATAACCATGAGTTGCTAATCCTTCCAGTAGAAGTAAATGATTATTATCGTCGGTGGGTAGACCAGACGTTTGAATGGATGAGATCAGTTCGTAAGGCTTGGGTCGACAGAACCCTTCCTGAAAAGAACTATCGCTCAAATTCAAAAATTTGCAAATCATGTCCTATTAAAAAGGCTTGTGCAGATGCTGGTAAGGGAGACTTTAAACTAAAGTCCTTGGAGCCACTAGATGAAACATTGTCAATGGTGTGACAAACAATTTAAAACAGATATAACTTATCAGATATATTGTTCACCTGAATGTAGAGATATGTCTACTAAAGAAAAAATTGCTGCAAGGTATATAATTTATAGACGACAAAAAAGAAAGGGGAAGGAAAGAACTTGCAAGTCATGCAAAGAACCTTTGTCAATATATAATGATGAAAGTCTTTGTGTAAAGTGTAATGTAAATCCTTCTGACGTAGCAAAAGCACTAAAAGAAATAAAGGATAATTTAAAATGAAACTAGCAGAGGCAATAGGAAATAAACCTCCAAAAACTATTTGTGCTATAGATGCAAGCACTAATAGTCTTGCCTTTGCTATTTTCAATACTCAAGAAAAAACATTAAAGTCGGTAGGCAAGATTAATTTTAAAGGCAAGAATACCTACGAAAAGGTTATGGATGCTGGACAAAAAGTAAAGGCTTTCCTTGATATATATGAAGGCTTTGAGGCTATCGTTATTGAGCACACAGTATTTATGAATAGCCCTAAGACTGCTGCAGATCTTGCTCTTGTTCAGGGTGCAATACTTGGAGCAGCAGGACAGTCTGGTACTAAGATTATAGGCAAGGTAGCACCAATTACTTGGCAGAACTTTATTGGAAACAAGAAGATTTCTAAAGATGAAAAACTATTTATTAAGTCACAAAATCCAGGGAAGTCAGAGTCATGGCTCAAGTCTTACGAAAGAGAAATACGAAAGCAAAGAACGATTAGTTTTATTAACATGCAATACGATAGAACAATTACAGATAATGATGTAGCAGATGCCTGTGGTATTGGCCACTGGGCAATGAAGAATTGGAATAAAGCAGTAGGAGGGACTGAATAATGCCAGAGTTAAATGCAAACATACCACCAATACATTGCTATGTAAGAGGAAATTATTTAAGAAATCACCAAGATAGTCATGACAAATACTTTGAGTGTGTCGTCTTTGGCGTATCAAGTTTAAAGTCTAGAAGCCCACTATTTCATATTATGATGCCAGATGGTGGTCTTTGGTGGAGACTTCCTATCTCTGCCTTTTGCACAGAGCCAGGTATACCTGAGCCAGACCTACACAACCTGGTATTATGGAATTCTTTCAGTCATCACATTGCTGTAACAAGATTTGAAAATCTAACAAATCTTAGAATGTCTTACATTGACAGAACAAAGACAATGCACAAGGGTACATATCTATTTACATTAGACTGGCACAATCCAGATACAAATGTTTTAGATGACGGATACTCTGAAAGCCCTGCAGATCATAAGTGTGGACACGTAATACAAAGAGATGACGGAAACTTTGCGATTCAACCTAACAATAGAGTGCGTATTTATGAGCCTTCATTTACCCTTGAAAAAGAATACTTGATTGATAGAATAATTAATGAAAGAAAATATGACGTTGAAAATCAGGATAAATGGATCTTAGAAAACTCTGACAGATTCAATTATGAAATTAATGAGATGGAGGCTTGACAATTAATCTCATGGGTGCTAAACTATATACAAGTGAAACATTTATGCGTAAGAGATATCTTATGGATAAAAAAACACCAGAAGATATTGCAAAGGAATGTGGATGCTCATTAGAAACTGTCTATGTTTACCTTGCTAAATTTGGATTAAGGAAATCAAAGCGATGAAAAAGATTAAGTACATTCTTTTTGTATTATCATTGGTAGCAGCAGTTGGTATTTCGTATGCAACTGCAACACTGCGGAATATGCCACAGGAGTTTGATTGGGAGGAAGACGATGAGTGAGAGCCTAAATATAACTGTTGATCAAGTCAATCATCCAACTCACTACACAACAGATCCTTCTGGTGTAGAGTGTATTCAGATAACAAGACATCGCAACTTCAACATTGGAAATGCATTTAAGTATTTATGGAGAGCAGGAATCAAGGATGAATCAAAAACCATTCAGGATCTTGAGAAAGCAATCTTCTACATAAAAGATGAAATAAATAGGCTAGAGGGCAAGTATGTCAACTGAAGATGATTTAGTTAAGCACCTTGACCAAGTTAATCAAGTAGTAGAAGAATACCTAAAGGGCAACGACCCAACTGTAATTTCAAAACAACTTGATATTCCAAGACAAAGAGTCGTTACACTTATCAATGAGTGGAAGGTTATGGCATCTGCTAACGATGCTATCCGTGCTCGTGCTAAAGAGGCACTAGCAGCAGCAGACACACACTATAGCAAGTTAGTGTCTCGTACATACGAAGTTATTGATGAAGCGTCTATGACAAATAACCTTAGCGCAAAGACTGCTGCCATCAAACTTGTAATGGACATTGAGTCTAAGCGTATTGACATGCTACAAAAGGCTGGACTTCTTGAGAATAAAGAACTTGCAGAAGAGATGATGGAAATTGAAAAGCGTCAAGAGATCCTTGTTCTTATTCTAAAAGATATTGCCTCAGAGTACCCACAGGTTCGTGATGAGATTATGCGTAGGCTATCTTCATTTGCAAAAAACAATGAGGTGATTACCGTTGTCCACGATGTTCAATGAGTTCTTAGAGGCACTACAGGATGATCATTTTAATGAGACCCCAGTAGATGCAAGAACGTTTGTAGAAGGTGAAGCATACCTTGGACAGCCCCCACTTTCTGATATTCAATACGATATCGTAGAAGCAATGAGTCAGATCTACCGCAAAGAGGATTTGATAAATATTATGGGGGAAGAAAAAGGAACCCAGTACTATAATAAGTACACAAAGAACGAGATTATCCTGCAACTTGGCAAGGGATCTGGAAAAGACTTCACATCAACTGTAGCCTGTTCATATATCGTATATAAACTTCTATGCCTTAAAGACCCAGCAAAGTATTTTGGTAAGCCCTCTGGAGATGCTATTGACTTGATTAACGTAGCGATTAACGCTCAACAGGCTAAGAATGTTTTCTTTAAAGGTTTTAAATCAAAGATTGAAAGATCTCCTTGGTTTGCTGGAAAGTATTATGCAAAGGCTGACTCAATTGAATTTGATAAATCAATTACTGTTTACTCTGGTCACTCAGAGCGTGAATCACATGAGGGCTTGAACCTTCTTCTTGCAGTGCTTGATGAGATTTCTGGTTTTGCATCTGAGGTCGGAACAGGCAATGAACAAGGAAAGACTGCTGATAATATCTACAAGGCTTTCCGTGGATCAGTAGACTCTCGATTCCCAGACCTTGGCAAGGTTGTTTTGCTTTCATTCCCACGCTATCCAGGTGACTTTATTTCAGAAAGATATGATGATGTTGTTGCTGAAAAGGAAGTAATAGAAAGAACACACAAGTTTACTATTAATCCATTGCTTCCAGAAGATAGCCCAGACAACACATTTGAAATTTCGTGGGATGAAGATCAGATTACATCATACAAATATCCTGGAGTATTTGCACTAAAGAGACCTACATGGGAAGTAAACCCTACTCGTAAGATAGATGATTTCATGATTGCATTCATGACAGACCTTGGTGATGCAATGATGCGTTTTGCATGTGTACCAACATTTGCATCGGATGCATTCTTTAAGCAGGCAGATAAAGTAAGAGCCTGCATGACATTAAGAAACCCAGTAGATACATTTAAAAGGTTTGATGAAGCATTTAAACCAGACCCAACTAAGAAATATTATGTACACGCTGACCTTGCACAAAAGCATGACAAGTGTGCCGTAGCAATTGCACATGTAGAAAAATGGGTAAACATTCAAGTAATTAACAATTATGAACAGGTGGCCCCTATAGTAGTAGTAGATGCAGTAGCATGGTGGGAGCCAAAGGTTGAGGGCCCAGTTAACCTATCTGAGGTTAAACAGTGGATTCAGAACCTTAGAAGACTTGGGTTTGATATTGGCATGGTTTCTTTTGACCGCTGGCAATCCTTTGATATTCAGAATGAGTTGAAGCAGGTTGGAATGAGAACAGATACTGTTTCTGTTGCTAAGAAGCACTACGAAGATATGGCTATGCTTGTTTACGAGGAAAGACTTGCCATGCCAGCAATTGATTTATTATTTGATGAACTAACACAGTTAAAAATTATGAAAAATGATAGAGTTGACCACCCACGCAAAAAGTCAAAGGACTTGGCTGATGCTGTGTGTGGTGCTATTTTTGGGGCTATATCTCATACCCCTAAAAATATAGACACTGAGGTAGAGGTTCACACTTTTAGAGATAGATCTAAGCGAGTTGACGAACTACCTGACAACGTGATACAATATAAACCTATGCCAGATGATGTAAAAGATTATCTGGATAGATTTAATCTACTATAAATAAGGAGAAATACGAATGAATTCATTCAAGAAGATCGCACTAGCCGTGGTTGCAGCCATGACTTTGGGCATGGTCGCAGTAGCACCTGCAAATGCTACAGTAATGACAGTCGCAGTAACGCTAAATGGTACAGCAAACACCACTAACGGTGTAATTGCTACACCTGCTGCATTGCCAGTCCCAGAAGATAACGTAATTGATGCAACAGATGCATTGCGTTTTGTAGCAACAGTAGCAGCAGGAACATCAGTTTCTGCAGTAGCAACTAACGCAACAATCGTATCAGCACTAAACACATCAGCAGCACCAGTAGGAGCATCGTCAGGATCATCATCTTTGACAATTGCAACAGGTACTGGAACAACTGCAACATTTTTTGTCTACACAAAGACAACAGCAATTGGTACAGTTGTAATCAACAACGGTGGAACAACCCTTACATACTATGTACAGGGAACTGCTGGAAAGATTAATAACCTAACAGTTGCAGCACCTACATCAGGTGCAGCAGGAACAAAGCAGGACATTACAGTAACTGCAACAGATGCATTTGGTAATAAGGTATCTGGTAAGTCAATTACTGCAACAGTCTTTGCTGCAACAGCAACACTAGACACAGCAACAGTAACAACTGGTGCTACACTTGCAGATTTTGGAACAGCAACCTTCAAGGCAACTCTTCCAACAACTGGCTCACGAGCACTTATCACATTTGCACCAACAACATCTTCTGATGCTGCTTCTGCAGACGTAGTAGGTCTAACTGCTCGTACACTTGCACCATTTGCAGAAATTGCTGTTCGTGATCTAATCACAGAACTTGCTGCAGAAAAGGCTGCTAAGGATGCAGCACTTGCTGCTAAGGCTGTAGCAGATGCTGCAGTTCTAAAGGCTGCTGTGGATGCTGCTGCTGCAAAGGTTGCTTCAGATGCTGCTCTAGCAGCAGAGAAGGCTGCTTCAGCAAAGGCACTAGCAGATGCAAAGGTTGCTTCAGATAAGGCACTTGCTGATGTAAAGGTTGCACATGATGCAGTCGTTGCTAAGTTGACAGCAGATAATGCTGCAGCAATCAAGTCACTTAAGGATGCTTTCAACAAGTTGGCTCGCCAATGGAATGCAAAGAATCCAAAGGCTAAGGTTACTCTTGTTAAGTAATTAGTCCAACATTAAAGGGGTTACCAATTACGGTAGCCCTTTTTTTGTGCAATAAAATGGTATAATCATCCTATCAGACATGTCGTCTGCAAGGGGGAAGGCAAATAAAACGATTATCACGCATAGCAATCGCTACAATATTAGCCTTTGGATGGCTCATAATAGCCCCTACAGAGGCTCATTCTGACGACCCTCTAACTGTTGCAGCCAAGCAGATTGAAAACCTCAATAGCGCAGTAGATAAATTAGACTATAAAGATGGTCTAATAGACATGATTGACATAGCAGAGAACAAGTTTATGTACGCCAAAAATCTGCTGGATGTAAGAGATGCCTCAATTAAAGACTATGAAGATGCAGTAGAAGCAGAAGAATTAGCATTAGAAGAAGTAGAACTTGCCCAGTCAAATGTAGATGGGCAGACAGCCACAGTAGCAATTGCTCTTGAGAATAGAAACAATGCCTTTAAGGATAAGAACGATGCCCAGGATTCTCTGAATATAGCCAACATCAATCTCCAAACCACACAGTCTAATATGCAGTCTTCTGGAGGTCCAGGTTTGGCATACACTGTTTATACTCTTGTTAGACAGGGTAATGTCGCTACCCCAGGATCTGTGCTATGCGAAGGAACTTGGAACTCTAACTCAATGCAACTTCCAGTTTGTGGAAATAGATATCAAAATTTTATAGTTAAGTTTACTGGACAAATAACAGTGCCGAATCACTGGACATCAACATATTTTGCAGGATACACAGACGATGGTTTTAGAATGTTTGTTAATGGAAATCTTGCAGTTAATAACTGGCGTGAGCAAGGGGCAACATGGAGTGCATACTCTCCAGTATATGATGTAAGTCAAAACAAAACTTTAAATGTAGAGGTATGGTGGTATAACGGAGGCGGACCAGGATCTTATCATCTTGGATGGGCAATACCTGGAGGGTGGACTGGAGCAGGTTGTGATTATACTGGTGGATGGGGAGTAGGATTCTCTTGTAATCTTAATACATTCTCATCTGGATCAGGACCAACACAGTCAGAAATAGATGCCTATAATCAAGCACTTGCAACACGAAATGCAGCACAACAAGATTATAATAATGCCTTGTCAGAATATAATGATAAGTTAAATGTATACAACCAAGAAGTCGCAATACTAAACTCCTTGAATCAAACACTAATAAACAAAGAATCTGAGTACGACAACGCAGTAAATAATACAGCAGATGCTTTGTCTGAAAAAGATAATGCGATAAATGATTTTAATGAAGCAGTTAATGATGTTAATAATGCAATTCAAGATGCCTGGAATTATTATGACAAGCAGTTGCAAAGAGAAATTCAAATGGCTATAGCGCAAGCAGCAGCAAACGCTGCAGCAAATCAACCTAAGCCAGAGCCTTCACCAAAGCCTACTGTTGAACCAGAAAAGCCAAAGCCTTCTACACCACCAACAGATAAACCAGAGCCAAAGCCAACTAATGTTACTGGAACAGAAGAGCCAGGTCCAAAGCCAACACAGCCAGGCCCTAAGCCAGATCCAACAGAGAATCCAAAGCCTGAACCTACAAAGCCAGAGGAGCCAAAGCCAACACCTACAGAAGAGCCTAAGCCAAAGCCAGAGCCTACCATAGAGCCTTCTATAGAGCCTTCTCCAGAGCCATTGCCAGAACCAACACCAGAGCCAGAAAAGAATCCTGAAATAAAGGATGAAGAACTTGCTGCACTTATTCCTGAAAAGGGAACTGGTACATCAGAAGATTTATCTGGAGTTATTGCTAACCTTACAAGCAAGGATAACAAATTAGTTAAACTTTCTGCAGAGCAGGTAGCAGCAGTTAGCCAAACTCTAAAGTCTTTAACACAAGAAGCAAAGGCAGAAATTGCTGGAGACCTTGGTATCAAGGCATCAGAAGTCGCACAGATTGCTGAGCAGATGAAGGGCAATCCAGCACTTGCTTCAGCGTTTGTTGAGTTCGCAGAAAGAGCAGGGGATGCAGGAGAAACCCCAATGCCATTTACATTAGCAGACGCAGTAACAGAAGTACAAACAGAAGCATTTCTTGAAGATCCACTTGGAGCAGTATTCAATGTGGATGTTACAGAACTCCTATCCAATTTCTCTGAGTTGGGTATGGACATGACAGACGATCAGAGAGAAAAAGCCCAGGAAGTCATTATCCCAGTAATCATTGTTTCACAGATTGCAAATGTAATGATTGGGATGAGGAGGTAAAAATGAAAATAATCAAAAAGGTTGTGAAGGGATTCTTCACATGGCTTAAAGATGCAGGGGTGGAAGTGATTGCACAGGCCTTTACTCTCCTTGGCTTCTTCATCGCATGGCTAACTTTGACGGGATCAGCAAGAGACATTGTTGGTATTGCAGTACTTGCAACCACAGTAATTTGGCTTATCACAATCCCGCTAAGAAAGGAGGACTAAATATGGCAACTAAAAAGGTAGTAGAGCCTCCTAAGAAGGAGCACCCACAGAAGGCATTAACAAATGTACTAATGAGAATTGTAGCAGTGTTCGCAGCATCTGGTCTATCAGTACTTGGTGCTGGAGCAGTAGTTGGAATTGATACAATTCAGGCAGTAATGCTTGCAGGACTATTAGGAGTAGCCACCGTTATTGAAAGGCTTGCAAGGGCTTTTTTGGACGATGGAAAACTCACATTGGCAGAGATCAATGATGCGTTTAAGACGGTAGACAAAAAGGCTAATTAGTCATTATTGACGGTAGTTGACAGCCCTCTCTGGGCAATGGTATACTTAAGTATCACCTATCTGGAGAGGGCTTTGTCATGACCTGTATTGTTGCTTTGCGCCATGAAGATAAGATTTATATGGCTGGAGATCGTGGAGCATCAGATGATGGAGTTATTCTTTCACTTGAATCCCCAAAGGTTTGGAGAGTCGGTCCATATCTAATTGGTTATGCTGGATCAATGGATGGCGACAGAATTAGACACAACTTTAGACCATCAGCACCCAACATTAAAGATACAGATAAATTTATGCATACAAAGTTTATCAAAGAACTTCGTGAGTTTTACAACGAGTTCTGGATTGACACATCAAAAGAGGGCGAACTTAGTTTAATTATTGGTATTCGTGGTGAAATCTATGAGCACAGTTCTGGAGATATGTCATTATCTAAATACTCATTGCCATATGTTTCTATTGGCTCTGGATCAGAGTATGCATATGGGGTTTTATATGCAACAGATAAGCAAAAAAATGCAAGGAACAGAGTTAATCAAGCAGTTTCTGCAGCAATCAAATTTAACCCGTCATGCATGGGCCCAGTTGACATCATAAGCGCTTAGGAGTATACTTAGTATATGAACGAAGAATTTGAAGAGATCCTAAAGGACATTCAGAATATGGAGTCAGACTTTGATGAGTTTGAGATCTGGCTTGAAAATGGAATTGAGCGGGGATGGATAACAGAGCCATTCTGCAATACACATGAAGGAGATCCTTACATGACTAAAGAAGAACAGCAAGAGTGGGAAGAAGGCGGAGACCCATGCCAATTAGTTTTAAAAATCAAACAATAAATAATAACAAGGAGAAAATAATGAAGAAGTTACTACTAGCACTACTATCAATTACAATTGCATTTACAGCAATTCAGCCAGCGCAAGCACAAGATGAAAGAGTATTAGCAGTCATTGACTCTGCTATTAACTCAAATAACTTTCCATCAATTATTCATGAGGTTTGTTTTACAGGACAAAATGTGATTGCAAATCCAGTAGCATGTCCCAACGGCAACACTTTTATGGAAGGCAAAGGTGCAGCAGCAGTAGCATGGCCAACATCTATTAATAATGGAATTTATCATGGAGATCAGATGGTTAAGTCTGCCCTTACTGCTAACCCCAATATTAAAATTGTATTCATAAGAATTTCAAATACAGACAAAAATGGAAATCAAAATATGCTTTCTAGCCAGGTAACATCATTAGTTTCAGCAATGAATTGGGTATCACAGAACGCAGCAAAGTACAGCATTGATGCTCTATCGATTAGTCAGTCTTCAGTCAGTGCAGGTAACCTTGCACTATGCTCAACAAACACAGTCGCTATTAATGCAGTAGCATCTTTAGGTAAGAGCAATATCCCAGTATTTGTTGCAACAGGCAATGACAGACGAAGAGATATTGTTGGATTTCCTGCATGTATTGAGGGAGTAATTGGTGTTGGTGCTTTGGCTAATACTGTTTCAGGACCTTTTTCTATTGCAACGCAACTAGAGACAGCAACAAATACAGGTCCTGGACTTGATATGGTTGCACCTGGAAAGGTAACTATTACCAAGTACAATGGCTCAACAACAGATACTGCTGGAAGTTCTGTAGCAACCGTGGTATCAGCAGCATCATACGTGAGTAGAAATACAGACAAAACTTTTGGAGATTATCTAACTTCTCTGCCAAAGATTTTGATTGGTTCTGCATCATATATTCGTAATTAAAAAATAGTCCTAGGCATGACTTAAAACTGCCCTATTGCCCTATAACTCAGTTGGTAGAGTGCCGAACTGTTAATTCGGATGTCCCTGGATCGAGGCCAGGTGGGGCAGCAAGAGTGGTGTATAATTATTGTATTAATATTTTAGAATAAGGGAAAATGATAAAAAGCAAGAATTATATTTCAGGATCTGAATGGTGGCTTAATTCTGAAAACTTACCTTTTTCAGTAATAGTCCGTCAATCAAAAATGCCAGATCATTGGGCCAGGTATGACTCAGGATACATGCAAAATATCAAAAGTGTTTTGCACCCAATAAACAGATATGCATTTAGTTTATACACAAGGCCAACAATATTAAAAATAGATAATAATTTGGTTACTTTTAGACAAAGAACTCACGCAGAGATATGGGTTGAGGAAAAAGACAAAGATGTCATATACGCCTTAGACAAATGCAATCAAAGACAGTTCTATCCTTCTGAAAATAATCTAGAAAGTAATGAATGCTTTAAGCCAACATATAAATTTTATGTACCCTGGTTTATAAATAAGAATGCTAATATTATTATTGATCCAGTGATGGATGAGCAAACTCCTTTTTATGTAGTTCAAAAAATTTTTAAGGGAAAAATAGTCGAAAGCAATGTCCCATACGCAAATACAGAATTTGTTGATTTTAAAATTAAAAATACTGGTGTATATCATCTAAAAGAAAAGTATGCTATCATTAGTAAGAATACTCCAATGTATGACATGTCTGTTATTTTAAGTGATGAAGAGATAGAAAGGTTAAAAGAAGATTATGGAAAACAATGATTTAGAGTTAACCTTTATTCCAAGCGGGAACATTGACAATTTTATATCTCCAGAGCCGTCATATAAAAAAATACCTCAGTGGTATAGAGATTTAGCAAAACATTTTAACAGCAATGACTTAAAAGATTTGCACCCAGTAAATGATAGAGGTGGGGATGGATCAAATGTTTCTACAAAACTTTGTTTACCATTCCAGGATGCAATGTCTCTTGGGTATATGTATGTACTAGAAGATGATCTAGAGGTAAAACTAGATTTACACGGAAAGCCTTCTCTGTCTTGGAAAAAAGATTTTATGTTGATGGACAAAAGACCAAATGTTGATATGGCAATTCCAAAAGATGTTCATCCAATACATTTTGGTGTAAAGATGAATTGGTTTTATGAAACACCTGAAGGATATTCTATATTGCTAACAATGCCAATAAACAGACCAGATCTACCGTTTTGGGTTCCTTCTGGATTAGTAGACTCAGATATTTGGGGACTGCCTGCATTTATACCATTCTTTATAAAAAAAGATTTTGAAGGAGTAATACCTATGGGAACACCAGTGTTTCAAATGATTCCAATCAAAAGAGAGCCTTGGAATCTGGTAGTTGATGACTCATCTGATTCTATAGAAAAGCATCAGTTAAGATCAGAAAACAGAAGGTCTGATATAACTGCACACTACAGAAAATTTGCATGGAGAAAAAAAGAATATGCAAAATACAATAAAGAGCAAGTAAATAATAAAGGAGATAAGTAATGCTAAACTCAAACGGGCCTATGTTAAGAAACAACAAAGAACATAAGTTTTTTGAAAAATATCTAGACAATGATCTAGAAGAACTGGCTAGGTTTTTAGAAGAAAAGTACAAACTGATTGAAAACGCAAAACTTCGTGGCGTTGAAACAATGGAAAATGATCCAGGGTACTGGCTAGAGTCTGGAAGTTTGTCAACTGTAAAGTGGAGAGAATATAATGTATTTCAACTTTACCATCCTTCTTTATACAAGTTGTATTCTGAACTGTCAAAAACTGTTAAGGAAGCCTGCGAATATTATGGTGTAGATTTTGAAAAGCAACAGTACTACGTTCAGGGTTGGTTCAATATAAATAAAGCAGGAAATGGAAAGTTAAACTGGCATGATCACGGCGCACCTGGTGCTCCTAATTTTCATGGGTATTATTGTGTAAAGGCTGAGCCATCAATAACATACTATAGACTTTATGGGGATCCAAACAAAGAAGTTGCAAATCATAATATTGACAATAGGATGATTGTTTCTGAAATGGGTCATCCGCATGCACAGGGTGATTGGGACTGGTCTGGATCAAGAATTACAGTTGCCTATGACATTCAGCCTTTAGAGTCTTTACTTAGAGGTGGAGATCAAACAATCGAGCAGCACTGGATACCATTGTTGTAAAATGAAAAGTATACTGGTTTATTTTTATGGCTACAAAAGTAAGTTGTTACCACAAGCAGTAGAGCAACTTATAAAAAATCAAAGTGGTGAAAACTCTGTTCATATCATCGTATATGATCAGACAAATGTATCAAGGCCAGATAAATTTTTAGACATAGAATATAACCATATACACTGGGACAGTTTAATATCTAGATTTATACATTTAAATTACTTAAAGAAAAGAAAAGGCTTTGATTTTTTTATGTATATTGATGGCGCTAAAATGTTTGAAAAAAATTGGGATTCTGAATTATTGTTAAACAGTAATCAAGCAGAGATAATTATATCTGGCAATCATAATATTGTATTTGATAAAAACAATTACAAGTTTTATCCAGAATATAAAAAGATAGAGACAGGCTCAGCAACACTAACCAATTGGCTAGTTAAAGAGTTTTTCTTTATTCCTTTTGGATTATTTAAAAGGTTGCCAGATATATCAATGTTTAAGTACTATGGGGTTGAGGAGTGTTTGTCTATGTTTGCTGCACATGAAAGCATTCCAATCCTATCAGTTGCGACTAGTTTAGTCAATGATGAAGAACCTAGTATACTGGAAAAAGATTTTGTACCATTTGCATTGCGACACAACTATTCAAAAATCATAGACTCTTTTAAAAATAAGAGTTCTGATATTTTAGGGGTTGATCAACTTATGAAAATTATTGATTATGATTTCAGCAGGTTGGCATATTTTCCATACCCTATGGATGATGTTGAGTATGTACCACTAACAAATCTAGACGGCATGTCCGAAAGAAGATTTCATGAAGTGCAAAAAAGTATTTATTGATGTCTGTGCTATAATTAGTTTAGGGAGAAAGAAATGATAAAGCAGCCAGTTATAATTGAGAATTTTATTAGTCCTGCAGATGCTGATATTTTATTGAGTGAAATAAAAAGCCCTTCAGAAAAAAATCCATACCCAGAATACTACAGCACTAGGTACGGAGGAACTGCCTATCCATACAACAAGACTGTTCTTGCTATTCAAAAAAAATATTCTTTACTATCTATTGATGTTCACCATAGACTGCATCCAGAAGAAACAAAAAAAATAAAGACATTCAAGTCATTTGGTTCGGTCTGGCAAACAGGAATGCAGGGAGATGCACACGTTGATGATCAACCGCCAGAGGAATTTATAGAGTATAGCACTGTAATATATCTTGATGACAATTTTACTGGTGGAGATTTATATTTTCCAGCACTTAATTTTACTTATAAACCAAAAAAATATGATGGAGTATTTTTCCCAAGTGATGGGGAATTGTGGAGGCATGGAATATCTCCAATAGAAAGTGGACACAGATCAACACTGCTTTATATGCATACAACTCAAACAGAGCATCCAAAGGGCTATGTTACAATAGATCCAGATTTAAACTAGTGGGAGAAAATTATGAAAAAAATAATCAGAACTATAAGATATTATTTTATTAAAAGAAAAATTAGAAAAAATCCTAGAGATAATAACTTTATCTACTAGTTAAGAAGGGACATGGACATGCCAGATTTTAACTGTGAGGTGCTTGACCTAGGGTTGGTATACTATACAAATGTAATAGAAAATCCAGATTTTTTAATTAAGCAAATAGAAGAATTAGATAGTAAGTGTGTATCAGAAAATTACAAAGATACATGTGTTAAGCCTTGGATCCCTAGAACTTTTGGCAAGGGTAAAAATGAACTAATGTTTTGTTTGCAAAAGTTTATACCACAAGTTGAGAATATTGACTTAAAAGATCCTTATTATGAAGAGCAAAAAAGTATATCCGATCAACTTTTTGGAGCACTAGAAAAAACACTTAGCCACTATTCTACTGAACTATATCCATTTGCAGAAAAAAATATTAAATCTAGAGAATCAAAAATGCATATATTAAAGTATCAGGAAAGTGGATACCTGCCAGCACATCAAGATCAAGGGGTTAGCAGTCGTGTGCTTTCCGTTTTGCTTTATTTAAATGATGACTATGAGGGTGGAGAGATAGAGTTTAAGCACTCTGGAATTAAGATAAAACCAAAGGCTGGCAGCATTTTATTTTTTCCATCCAACTTCCTATATGTTCATGAGGTTCACCCAGTTACAAAAGGACCAAGATATGCTCTACCAAACTGGTATCATAATATAAAATTTGATGAAAAAAGAGAGTCGTATGGTGCAGAATGATAATTCTTGGTATAAATGAAACCACCCATGATGCTTCAGTATCCCTAATAAAAAATGGTGAGATACTTTTTGCAGGGCATGCAGAAAGATATAGTAAGCAAAAAAATGACTGGTTTACAAACAGAGAACTTATTAAAGATGCTCTTCAGTACGGATATCCAGACCAAATTGCATACTATGAAAAGCCTTTGCTTAAAAAACTTAGAGTAAAGACTAGGGGTGGTTTTGGTGGAGGTACTCCATGGTTTGAAGGTACAGAATTAGATGATCTTCCAAGAAAAAACTTTGGTCATCACTATTCTCATGCTGCAGCAGGATACTACACAAGCGCATTTAATGATGCTTGTATCGTGGTATTAGATGCAATTGGTGAATTTAATACATCTACAATTTGGGTTGGTGAAGGTGAAAAGATAAGGTTAAAGTACAAAAAAAACTATCCAGTATCTTTTGGGCTATTTTACTCAGCATTTACTCAATTAATAGGCTTAATGCCTAACCAAGAAGAGTACATTATGATGGGAATGGCAGCCTATGGAAATCCAGAAAGGTATTCAGCCAAAGTATCTAACTACTTTCTTAGACATGATATGCAAAAATACAATTTTCATAAAGGCATCATTGACTGGAATGAACCAATCACAGAGCAGGATAAGTTTGACATAGCGGCAGCAGTACAATATGTTTATGAACTAAGGCTTGCAGAGTTTATGAAAATGGCTAAAGATTTAACTGGCAAAAATAACTTAGTGTTTATGGGTGGGTGTGCTCTTAATTCTTCAGCAAACACGACGCTATGGAACATCTTTGATATGATTTGGATTATGCCAAACCCTGGAGATGCTGGCAGTTCTTTAGGGGCTGCTGCAGCACTATACGGAAAGCACCTTAACTGGAAGACCCCATATCTTGGTTATGACCTTGGTGGAGAGTATCCAGTTCAGCAAATTGTGGAGGGTATATTAAAGGATGGAATAGTAGCAGTAGCAGCAGGTAGAGCAGAGTACGGTCCAAGAGCATTGGGAAATAGAAGTATTCTTGCTGATCCAAGAGATCCCAATATTAAAGACAAAGTTAATTTAATTAAACAAAGAGAGTTGTTTAGACCGTTTGCTCCAGTAGTTATGGAGGAGTGTGCATCTAAGTGGTTTGATATGGACTTTACAAGCCCCTACATGCAGTATACAGTTAAATGCCTACAGCCAGAAAAGATACCTTCTGTGGTTCATGCTGACGGAACATCAAGAGTGCAAACTGTAAATAGAGAACAGCATCGTGGACTATACAGGGTTTTAAATAAATTTTATCTTGAAACTGGTGTTCCAGTTTTATTAAATACAAGCCTAAACATTAAAGGACAACCACTTTTAAATGATGAGATAGATATTGTTGCTTGGGAGGATACCTATAATACAAAAATTATAGGGTAGCGTATGCAAGAATATTTAATGAAAAAAATTGCAAAATCTGTAAACATGAAGGCACTGTTCTTTAATGAAATAGATGATTTTAAAAGATCAAAAGAGGAAGAGTTTTTAATCAACGGTGAAACAATATTGCCAGAATTTGAAGGAGACGATAGCGTACGTTATTCCTTTAACTCTTTAGGCTTTCGCTCAGATGAGTTTACAAAAACACACAAACGTACACACGTTCTATTTGCTGGTTGCTCAGAGACAGAAGGCTTTGGTGGTAATTTAGAATTTTCCTGGCCACATATGGTTTACACAGAACTTTGTAAAACAGAAAAACTATCTGGATTCTTTAATCTCTCAAGAGGCGGATGGGGAAATGAAATAATAATAGCAAACATTATTCAATATATTAATATGTATGGCAAACCAGATAAGATTTACATGCTGTTGCCAAATCTTTCAAGAATATTTGAGTATGTTGGGCAGTCAGAAAACTTAGAAAAATATCGACATATACAACTAACGCCACACTGGTCAAAAAAAGACTTAAAAGAACTCAATGGAGAAAATAGAAAAAGACAGACCATAGAGCATCAAAGGAATATGATTCCATCATTTATAATTTTGGTAAAACTATTTGAAGAGTATTGTATATCCAATAGCATAGACTTGCGATGGGCAACATGGTCACAAGAAGATGGGAAAAACTATAAAAATTTAAATGTGTTTAATAGTTTTATTACACTTCCAGACGACGGGGATGTTTTTTTAGAAAGCAAAACCTTTGTAACAAATGATGAATCAAAGAAAAAGTATTTACTTAAAAAAAGAGACGGACATCATGGGTATCTATACCACCACATTTGGTCAAAAAGATTTTTAGATCAAACTTACCACAAAGACAAAGCATGATATAATGAATAAAAGAAAGGAATGTCTATAATTAAAAATATAGGCTAGTGTATGAGAAAATATTTTATGCAAAAAGACGTAACTGACTATTTGATGAAGCCAGTAAAGGATGAGTGGAACAATCATGCAACATTTTTTAATAAGATGGACACACAGCATAGATTGCCAGAAGAAGAGTTTCAGGTCAGCGGAGAAAAAATGTATTCTGGGTTTGAGAATGATAATGATGTAAGATACTACTTTAACTCCATGGGTTTTAGGTCTGACGAATTTATAGAAAGTCATGACGGAGAACATGTTTTGTTCACTGGTTGCTCAGAGGGAGAAGGTGTCGGTGGTAACATAGATGCTGCTTGGTCACATATTATTTATACAGAACTTTCTAAAAAAACAAAGTTGTCTGGATTTTTTAATTTATCAAGGGCTGGTTGGGGACACGAAGCCATCATACCAAACGTAATAGAGTATATTAATAAATACGGAAAACCAGATAAAATTTATATGCTGTTGCCAAATATTGGAAGAAAATTTAGATGGTTTGATGATGAAAAAGATTTTGAACGATACAGACATGTTCTGTATACTCCGTTTTGGGCTAAGAATGATGTTATAGAAAAAGATGGAACAAAAAGAACAAGGCAAACAATAGAAGATCAAAGATCTATGATACCGCCATTTATAATTTTGGTAAAGTTGTTTGAAGAATATTGCATCTCTAACAATATAAAACTTGTCTGGTCAACCTGGTCAGAACCTGATCACGATAATTATAAGTCATTAAATGTCTTTAAAAATTTTGTAACTTTACCAACTATGACTGAAATTATTTTAGAAAGTAGAGATTTTTTTATTGAAGATGCTTATAAAATGAAAACATTACTTAATAAAAGAGATAGTCACCATGGCTATTACTATCACTACAGGTGGGCACAGGGTCTTTTGGGTCTAGTTGACACAAAGAATGAATAATGATATAATGAATATAGGAGGAAATACAATGGCAGCAAAAGGTAGTCTAGAAGCAATCATTGAGGTTGCAAAGAAGGAAGTGGGCACAATTGAAGGCCCAAAGGATAACGAAACAAAGTACGGTGCATGGATCAAGGTAAACTTCCAACCATGGTGCCAGTCATTTGTTTCTTGGTCAGCATTTACTGCGGGAGTAAAGTCATTCCCAAAGACTGCATCAACAGTTGCAGCAGCAGAATGGTTCAAGAAGGCTGAGCGTTGGTCAGATGCTCGTAACGATGATCCAACTCCAGGAGACTGGATCTATTTTGATTTTCCAGAAGACGGTGTAAATCGTATTTCGCATGTTGGTCTTTGCATTAAGAACAATGGAGATGGAACAATTCAGGTTATTGAAGGAAATACTTCGGGAACTGCAAAGGGAGATCAGCGCAATGGAGGAATGTGCGTTGAGAAGACTCGTGGTTATGTAAAGAATAATAAAAAGAAGTTGGTTAACGCTGTTGTTGGTTGGGGTCGTCCAGTGTATGCTGGTGAAGAGAATGCTCCACTACTAAACAAGGTTGTAGCATCTGCAACAACATCAACACCTGCACCAAAGAAGGCTGCTGCAAAGCCAGCAGCCAAGAAGTCATCAGGTGGCGGAAAGTCAAATCAGGTAGCATAAATGGAATCAACTAAAAGAACACTGCTTAAGACATTAAGTTGGGAAACATTTCATCTTATTGGTGTTGCTGGAATTATTGCAATAGTTACATATGCTTTAACTGGTCAGGTTGAGTATGAGTATGCGACTCTTGGTGCCCTTGGATATATTGCTTGGGAAGCACTTGGATATTTCTTGCATGAAAGAGTTTGGGCAAAGTTCGGGAAAGGTATCAAGTAATGCGTATTAAAATAATTAGAGCGGTAGTAAGACTACTTGGTTATGAATGGGGCGGGGACAAACTTAATGCCCCTATCTGGACAGTAAAAGAAAAGAAAAAGAAGTAATGCCAGCCTACGAATATATATGTGAGTCATGCAATAAAGACTATACTAAAGTTCGTAGTATAAAAGATGCCGATCCAGGGTATGAGTGTGAGTTTTGCACTCTACCGCTGGTTCGTGTATACTCTAATGTAGGAGCAGTGTTTAACGGTAGTGGATTTTATTCTACTGACAACAGAAAAAAATGATAACAAAAATACCAGAAGAACAAATTTGTCAAGCGTTTGATGCAAAAATGATTTTCTCACCATCAGTATTAAAAGATTTCAACGCTAAAGACAACTGCAATGTATCCTGTACTGCTCCTGCTTTTGTTTACATAGAGGGAACGCATGGTAAAAAATTTTTATGTGACTATCATTACCACTATGAAATATATATGACACGAGAAGGGTATCTAAATCCTGGCAGAACTTGGAAAGAAGTACAACAGTTCATAATAGATGAACGAGAAAGAGTAAAAGAGACCTTTGCAAAAAATGTAACGACTACAGAAACACTTGGTCACAAGTGCTCACTAATTAATTCTTTTAACCCAAGTACTGGTTGTACTGCTGAGGCAACGATAAAGGTTAAGCCTATCAAAATTCCTGTTGGAAAAGTAACTTTTACTTTTATAGAAGATTGGAACAACATTTCAAAAAGTATTTTTTATTGTAATTTTCATTTTAGAAGAACTTATTATAGATACTATAATAACGGAATGATATACGAAGATTATCATGAGATAGAGGCAGATGAAAGATCTAGGATGACATTTACAATTGCTGAAGAAGCATCAAGACTAGCCTATGTGTAGTTCAATGTTGACAGTGTAGTTGTATTGGTGTATAATTTATATATATTACAAAAACTAATAATTAGGAGTATACTATGAAGACTATGATTAATACTGCAGAAGAGGTAAAAGAGTGGGTTCTAAAGGCTACAGATAGGTGTGATTCTTGTGCTGCAGAAGCCTTGGTTCAGGTTACTGGACTAAATGGTGACCTTATGTTTTGTGGTCATCACTATAACAGGATTATGTCAAATCCATCAGGGTACAGCAAGATGATGAAGTTTGCAATAACAGTAACAGATGAGCGAGAAAAACTTGTTGAGAATAGGGCAAAGGGAGAATCATACTAATGATAATTCAGATTATAGGATTGCCAGGTTCTGGAAAAACAGAACTAGCAAAGGCACTAAAGGAACGGATTAATGCCATTCATCTTAATGCAGATGAGGTTCGTGCAACAGTAAACTCAGACTTAGGCTTTAGCCCTGAAGATAGAATCGAGCAGGCAAGACGTATGGGAGACATGGCTAGAATTATTGCCAAGCAGGGCGTTGCTCCCGTCATAGTTGATTTTGTATGCCCAACTGAAATAACTCGTGCAGCATTTGGTAAGCCAGATGTACTTGTATTCATGGACACTTTAGCGGAAGGACGATTTGAAGATACCAACAAAATGTTTGAACGACCAACAGATTTTGATGTATCTTTTATTAGTCACAACTTGGATGCAGAAGCAAAGTCATCTCACATAATTGAAAAGTTTGGATTGCATGATTGGTCTGCACCTACAACCCTGATGCTTGGTCGTTACCAGCCATGGCACGAAGGCCACCATGCCCTTTACAAAGAGGCTGGAAAGAGAACTGATCAGGTACTACTTGGTGTACGCAACACATACAACACAAGCGAAAAGGATCCCCTTAAGTTTGATCAGGTAAAAGAATATATTGCCAAGGATGAGTTTATGGATGGTGCATTAGTACTAAGACTGCCAAACATTACCAACATTGTTTATGGTCGTGATGTTGGATATAAGATTGAGCAAGTAGATTTGGGGGCAGAGATTCATGCTATTTCTGCTACGCAAAAGCGTAAGGAAATGGGTATATGATAGATAAGTTTAAGAAGTGGTTCTTTAAACCAAATCAACATATACAAGTAAGATACAACACTAAGGTTGGCGATGGAGATTTGCATTGGCGTGTAATAGTTGATGGCGAGGAAACGCTTGCAAGCCATATTGAAATTCATGGTTATGTGTACGGAGAATCAAGTATTGCCAATGGTGATCAAAAGATGAACATTGCCTGCGACGGAAAGATTTATTGGCAGGGTACTCGTGCAAAAATTCAAACAGGACCAGGGCCAGAACTGCTGCCATGATAGTTTCTAAGTCAAGATCACTAATTAAGTCCTTAACGTGGAGAGTGTTTGCACTAATAACCACATTTGTTTCTGCTTTGTGGATCACTGGAGAAGAAGTGCAGGCGCTGCAAGTCACGGTACTAACAAATACAATTAACTTTATTCTATACTACGCACATGAGCGTGGATGGAACTATATCCAATGGGGGAGAAAATAATGAAAAAAATGTTAACATCTGCAATCATCAGTGTTGCACTTATTGGGGGAACAGCCCAAGCAGCAGGACCAGTTGTTTATAGGGATCAGATCACAGCACTTAATACTCTTAAGGTTGCAGATGAATCACGCACAGGATATGTACGCACAAAGTTTAAGCACTGGACTGGAGCAGGTAATGGATGTGACTCTCGCAAGGCAGTCATTATATCCGAAGCCGTAAAGAAACCAACCATTGAAAAAGGTTGCGTAATCAAGGGTGGCGAATGGCTAAGTATTTACGATAATGTTGTAGTTACAGAAGCAGGAAAGTTGGATGTAGATCATTTTGTTCCACTTGCAGAATCCTGGGATTCAGGCGCATCATCATGGACTGCAGAAAAGCGTGAGATGTATGCTAATGACCAAACGGATCCACGACACCTAATTGCGGTAACTGGGGGATCTAATAGATCTAAATCTGATCGTGATCCAGCAGAGTGGCTACCTACCAATAAAGCATATACCTGTGAGTATCTAACAACATGGGTATCTGTTAAGGTTCGATGGTCTTTGACAGTAGATAAGGTAGAGAAGTCTGCAATAGAGTCAAACCTAAAATCTTGCAAGAAGCAAAAGATTTTGGTGGTGCCTGTAAAATGAGTCATGACCTAAAAAGTCAGGCAATGCTTGAGCATTTGATGCTTCAAGGTGCTGTAGAATTTCAGGGTATTGATGATATCACTGGTGAAATGATGTATATGATTACAGACAAAATGAAAGAAGTAAGTCCAGAAATCTATAAAGAACTAAAAGATCAGTACGAGCATCACATGTTTCAATTAATTGATCAGGGTCCTACAAGGATGACATGGAGGATTCGCTTATGAACTTTAAAGATGAAGATGATGCAATAGATCAATTAATTTTGGCTGGAGCACTTGAGATTGCTGGCATAGATATGGATACTGGTGAGCCAGTATACAATTTTACTGAAAAACTTATAGATGTAAGTCCAGAACTTCATACAGAAGTGTCGACATATTTTTCAAATGAAACAATGTTTTTATGGCAAGAAGGCTTCCTAGATATGGATATTACTGAAAAGAATCCAACAGTAAGGCTTACACAAAAGGCATTGGATGAGATAGCCGTTGCAAGCCTAAATAAAGACAAGCAGTATACTTTAAAAGAAATAATAAGAATTATCTCGTCAGATAGGTAGTATAATTGTTTTGGAGAAATATGGAATATTTTTTAGGATCTGCTATAACGATGTTAGCCATGTTTATTACGACAAGGCTAGTATTGCCACGCACACTAAAAAATAAAACAAATAATTTTAGATATAGCCAAAGCCATATACATACTTTAGTAATGCCGCTTCTTCCAGATCTTAAGGTCTACAAGAAAAAAACTATTACTCAATCTAGTAAACACGATGAAAAAATAAATATCAAGGTTGTAATATTTGATAAAAAGGCATACTTTGTTAAAGATGGCAGTTTCTATTGTGCAGATGTCAATGGTGATGCTATCGATAAGTACAGTGCAACTGTAGTTGACACAATGGGTATGGATAAGGTACAATTAGATAAAATGCTTTTTATAATGGATCAACTTAGAGATGGGAAGAAAAATGATAGTGGGGATTCAAGGAACTAATAGTTTTGACGACTACCAGGTTTTCCTTAGAGCGATGGCAGTTACAATGTCTTCTTTGAAAGAAGAAGATCCATATTTTTATATTTATTCTGCAGGGCCTGCAAACATTAACTCTATGGCTATGGAGTTTGCAAACCTTTCAGAGCGAGGGCTAAAGGCTCGTGGTAAAAGTATTAAGTATAGGGCTGTTCCTCCTTCTTGGGTTGCAGAAAATATTCTAGACATAAACTACTTTGCTTTCTTAAGTAAAGAAAGAGAACAGGTTTCTAAACTTGTTGATGAAGCAAAAAATAATAATGTCGAATACGGCATTTTCAGATACTAACAGAAAGAATAACAATGCAAATTAAATCATTAGAACAAATGGAAAAGATTGTAAACAAAAACAAGTCTTTGGTTTGGGATGGTTGGACAGTCATAAACTCTTATCCTTCTGAGAAGGGTAGAACATCCCAGCAGGGAGCATTTGTAGATGGTAAGTGGCATCTGCAACGTCGTTTTGTGCCTTCTAAGAGTGGATGGGATATACCAGATAAGTTTGTGAGTTAATATGCCAAAACATGAATGGAAAGATGATGCTTTGTGCTTGGACTATGATACAAATTTATTTTTTGAAAAGTACGAAGATGATGAACTATTAAGACCAGCAATAGATAAACTATGCTCAATGTGCCCAGTATCAAAAATGTGTTTTGCAGTTGGAGTTTCGCAAAAAGAGTGGGGAATTTGGGGTGGTGTATACTTGGAGGGTGGACAAATATCTAAAGAGTTTTCAAAACACAAGTCTAAATCAGATTGGGCAAATACTTGGCAAAGATTGACGGTGGATTCATAAAATGTATACTGAATCTATGAAACGTGCATTTCATTCTATTAAAGGGCCAAAAGGTTTTCAACTTCAAATACTTGACCATGATAACTTTTTAACAGTCAAGGCAAGTGAAAAGCAATTTATGAGCCTTTCTGGAGAAGAAAGAAAAGAGGCTGTAGAGTACATGATTAGAACAAAAAAAGCACTTGAAGAAAACGGAGCAATTGTTTTATTAGTAAGAGAAGGGGGCAAAGATCTATGATTGAGTTTATTTCATTTATAGTTTTTATATTGCTATTTTTTGCTTTAATAATAAATAACATTAGGTTTAGTTTTAAACTTTCTTTTATATCTAAAGAGTTAATTCAAGCACACATAGACAAAACAATTTTGGCCGAAAAACTCTTTGAAGCATCGGCACGTAATTTATTAAAAAAAGAAACAGACTCAGATGCTTTTTTAAAATTTGTTTCAGATTCTAGAGACTGGGCCTATCAATACATTGAGGGTGTCCAAGAATCATTAAATAGTTTTATTACTGATATTGAGCCTGAGATATCATACTTTGACGAGTATGGAGAGGTTGGCTCTGCTTATCCACACTACCACTCAATGAAAAAAATATCTATGGCCTACAAAGAATTAAAGAAAGTTTTGCCAAAAGATTATGGTAAAATGGATACATGATGGAACACGACTCTGAAAAAGATGATATCTATTTAGCAAATGTCGCTAAATTAGGAAGTTCTGCAAAAAACATATATGTTATAGATAATTTTTTACCAGATAAAGAATATCAAACATTATCTAATTTTGTAAATAATTCAGATCATATTCCTTGGATTCAAGAGCCATGGACTACCGAAAGAATTCCTGTTGAAGCAATGCCAGAGGATTCTGTTGAAATTTTAAAAAAAATATTTAAAACTGCTAGACTCGACTGTATTAGTTATTATGACATAGAAGTGGATAGTGATTTGATGGGTCAATATTTTTTGACTAAGTGGCGCAAGGGCAGCAATATGAAGCCGCATATAGACACAGATGCTCAAAAACACCAACATATTGTGTGTATGTATTATATTAACGATAATTATGAAGGAGGAGAAATATTTTTTCCAGATTATGATTTAAAAATTAAACCCAAGTCAAATAGTTTAGTTATGTTTCCTGGTAATGAAAACTACGTTCACGGAGTACTTGAAGTTTTAGAAGGATTTAGATATACTTTTGGCGCAAGGTTTGTTTTTACTGGATCTACATTTTTAGGACCAACAACAACTCGTCAAAGGATGAACTATGAGTGAAGATTATTCTGAAAAAGATGAAATCTATTTAGCAAATGTTGCTAAAATAGGAAACTCCGCAGAAAACGTAATATATATAGAAAATGTTTTGGACAAAGATAAGCACAATGAGATACTTGATTTTGTAACTCGTCGTAAGTTCTGGGTGCTGCAGCCATGGGATGCTAAGACTATTGGGCTAGACCAGATGTCTGACAAAGTTATTGATTCATTAGAAGAGGTATTTACGATTGCTTACGAAAAAGCCAAAGATGTCTATAACGTGCCAATTGACATTTTTTCAAAGGACAGATTTAACTTAATTAAATTTGAAAAAGATTTTGTTTTGCATCCACACGCAGACGTTAACTCAAATGAATCGCTGCATATTGCATCAATTTATTACATCAATGATGAGTACGAAGGTGGAGAAATAAGTTTAATAGATCACAATATTCAAATTAAGCCAAAGCCTAACAGTCTGATTATTTTTCCTGGAAATGAAAACTATACACATGAAGTATTTAGAATTTTAGAGGGAGAAAGATATAGTTCATCTCTATGGTTTCAGTTTACTGGATCCACTTTTAACAAAAAGAAACAATGGTATACTTGAAATATGATAAAATCAAATTTAGAAAACTCTGCAAATAATATACAACTCACAGAAAATGTTTTGTCTGAAGCAGAACACAGACAACTGCTTGATTATGCAAAGGCTATTGACTCCTGGCAGGTTCAGCCATGGGGAGTCAAGTTCTTTCTATCAAAAGAAATGCCAAAAGAAATTGTTGATTCATTAGAAAAAGTTTTCAGAATTGCTTATGACAAGTGCACAGAAATTTATGATGCAAAACTTCGTGTTTTTGAAAGAAATGAAGTTCATCTAATTAAATTTGAAAAAGGACATAAAATGAATGAACACACCGATACCACTGGAGACTTTGCAGTAATATACTATATTAACGATGACTATGAGGGGGGAGAAATAAATTTTCCAAATCATAATTTAAAAATTAAGCCAAAGGCTAACAGTTTTGTCACATTCCCTAGCAATGAGGACTACCCGCATGAAGTGCTTGAAAATATTGGCAAAGAAAGATACTCTTCTACCCTGTGGTTTAATTTTAATGGCTCGCCTATTCGTCTAAATATAAATGAATATAAAAAATTGAATAAGTAGACACAAAAGACTATGATAGAATAGAATAATGATCATCCTAAAAAGCATAAGCAATCTCAGCCTATTTATATGCGAGGAAGAGTTGTGCAAAGATGAAAGTACACAGATATGGGCAAATTCTGAAAGCAGAATTGTTGATCTGTGTGATCTACACTATAGTGAAGCAACACAAAATAAGGAGAAATAAAATGAATGAACAAATTAAAGCAGTACTAGCGTCATACGGAAGATCAGTTCTTGGTGCAGCAACAGCGTTGTACGCATCTGGAGTAACAGATCCACAGACACTAGCATATGCACTACTTGGTGCACTGGTTCCAGTAGTATTAAGAGCAGCCAATCCAGCAGATGCAGCATTCGGTAGAATGCCTTCCGTTGAAGAAGTTGATAAGGCAGTTAAGTCTGCAAAGGTTGTTAAGAAGACCGCTAAGAAGGCTCCTGCAAAGAAGTCATCTGGTGGTGGAAAGATCAACCAAGTAAAGTAATTTTACTATAGACTGGCAGGCTTGTTTATTTACAGGCCTGCTTTTCTATGCTTCAATAATTTTTTATGAATTTTTCTTTATGTATATATCATGAAATCCAAGATCATTTAAAACCATTGCATCTACAGACCAGTTACTATTAAAATGTAAAAATTCATTTACACTTTGGAATACCCCTACTGGATGATTATACAAAATACTGTCATAGTTTATATAAGAAGTTAGGCCCACAACTCCACCAACATTAGTTAATTTAGAGCAATGTCTCAGCAGGTTCCTTATTAATAATCTATCTGTGTCCATGTCTAATAGAATAAGGTCATACCTTTTATCCAGTGTTGGAATTATGTCTTTTGCATCTCCCTTTATTACATTTATATTAGGGTGGTACAAAAATTTATTTTTTATATATTGTTCATGTGTTATTGAAATGTTTTCTAAAGGACGGTCTTCTTGTACTGCAATTCCATAAGCACTGTTATAAAAGTCTACAAGGTCAGCACTTTTAGCGCTTGTTGTATTTATAAATATTTGAGCAGAATAGCCCCAAGCAACGCCTACCTCTAAATAGGATAGATTTTTATTTAGGGTTTTTGCGTACTCATCTTTAGATGTAAACAGTCTTGCATTATTTAACTGATTTTGCGATATGGGAAATGCCATTTCTATTTCATCGCTTCCATATGTTTTTTCTTCATTGTATCCTAATTGGCCTCTTATTATTTTTTTACCGTTCATGCTTAACAGTATATCATGTAAAACTAGGTAGTATAATAGATACTATTCCGCTATAAGACTTTAAAAGGTTTTGCAACGGATGCTCTTATGAGAAGAGAGTTAGCAGGAGTTAAATCTTCGTGGCTAATAGACCTGAGCAGTCGTCTATAAACTGCTCATTTCCTATGCTACAATATAATTGTCCCACACAGGACCTTAGTGATGGATTAGTTACCCATTGGATAGAGACCGTGGCGCAAGTCAGGTGAATTGCTTGTGTGGGACCTAACATTTGGCGGTATAATAATAACAATGACTGACAAAGAGTTAGACCATTATAATAAGCAACAGTATAAAAAGATGCTTGCTAAAATAAAAGAAGATTCTGGCTGTGCAGATTGTGGAATAAGCAACCACATTATCTTAGATTTTGACCACATAAGAGACAAAAAATATAACATATCCAGAATGATCCATGATGGGTTTTCCTGGAAGGCTATTAAGAAAGAGATTGAAAAGTGTGAGGTAGTCTGTGCTAATTGTCATAGGATAAGAACTCATAACAGGCTAACTGGACAATAGTTATGGTATACTGATAATATGACAAATCTATACAAAAGCGAAGCCTCTATATCAACATCAGCCACACCAGAAAACCCATCAGACTCTATAAACCCAACCGTTGGAATGAGAAAGCCTGGTCCACTAAAGGCTGGAAAGAAAAAGAAAAAGTATCGTGGTAGCAAGTCAATAGACACATCAACACTGCTAAAAGATATGGTCTTAGAGGGTGACTTTGTTATTGTTGCATCCGAAGATGAAATATATATTGGCATTGTTCAGTATGTTATGACAGAAGGAATGTTTGGAATTGCATCATCTGATTATGCCCTTGAAGCATCTATGGAAAATCCAGTAGTACTAGTTCGCATGCTTGAACTTGAGGGAGACGAAGGTATCTGGGAAGAATCAGAATACTTAGTGGGAGCAGAATCAAAGATGGTTACTAAGATAGAGCCTCTTGCTTTAGAAGTAGAGACTGTTGAAAATGAATCACAACTAGATCCAGAAGTTGCAATGGCAATGTATGACTCATCAATTGGCAAATCAGAATGTTGCCCTGAAGAAATTTCTAAGCAAGCACCTTGTTGGGATGGTTATGTCCAGCGTGGAATGAAGCCAGGAGATAATGGTAAGCCAGTTCCTAATTGCGTACCTGCTGCAAAAGCAGATGACTTATGGGAAGACGATGATACTGTTGAGTATGAAACAGACTCAGTAGCAAAAGCAGAAGGATACTCTCCTCCAGCAGGAGCAAGAGCAGCAGCAAGAAAAGCAATTAAGTTTAAAGAAGATGGCAAAGCAACTGGTGCAGGAACTGCAGTTGGTTGGACTCGTGCAGGGCAGTTAGCAAGAGGAGAGTCAATCTCTCTTAGTACTGTTAAGAGAATGTATTCATACTTCTCACGTCATGAGGTAGACAAGAAGGGCAAAGACTGGGGCAACCAGGCAAACCCATCTAACGGATACATCATGTGGTTGGCATGGGGTGGAGATGCAGGATTCTCTTGGTCAAGAGGAATTGTTAATCGTGAAAAAGATAAAGCCTTGTTTGCTGATTTTGGAAAAGATTATACAAGAAACCGAACAGAAAGACACTCACTATAATGCCAAAGAAAAAATCATTAGCGTTTAATCCTATTCAGATTAAAGATGGATGGATTGTTAGATTATATAAAGATGGTCGCATTAAGTCTAAGATTGCACCATACGAACCAAAGCATCCTAAAAAGTAAAGCACCCCTGGCAGGAATCGAACCTGCGACAAACGGATTAGAAGTCCGCTACTCTTCCGCTGAGTTACAGAGGTATAGTATCTCCAACGGAATTCGAATCCGTGTTGCTGCCGTGAAAGGGCAGAGTCCTAGGCCACTAGACGATGGAGACACAGTACATCTGGAAGGACTTGAACCTTCGGCTCTCTGCATATAAGGCAGGTACTCTAACCAACTGAGTTACAGATGTAAACCTTTAACTACCCGATTATGCCCAATCAGGAGCGTTTATTCCCCAATTATCTTCTGATCCAATTACATCTCTTGGTCCTAAGAAAGGGTTATGGTCGTAGGTATCGTTATCGTAATCTGAGAATATACTATCGTCTTCGTACATTATTTGCACAACACTTCAAGTACATTTGACTGTGTAAGTAAATTTAAAGAATTTTCAAAAGAAGCATCTTCGTCATTCTTTAACTTAATAGCCTTATCAAAAGTTGCTGCCATAGAATTGATTTGTGACTTAATTTTGCCTGTTGCTGGTTTTGCATATGAGCGTAATTTCGTAGCCTTTAACTTAACACTCTTTTCCCATTTTGCATCATGAACAGTTGGTGTATCAGAAGCCATATTTGACATATACATTTGAGCGATTAGACCCATGGTCTGAGTACATGCAACCTTATTTGCCTTACTTACAGCAGCCTGCGATGGAACAACAGAAAAAATACATAGTCCTGCAACTAATAGAGATACGATTACTTTCTTCATTTTTATCCTTTGTTAGTAGTTATATGATAATTATACCGATTTTGGCACGGTATGTCAAGTACACCAGGTAGGACTTGAACCTACGAATAGCCGAATTATGAGTTCGGTGCCTTAACCAACTTGGCTACTGGTGCTAGTCCTTATTTAATTAGTAATCCAAAGAATGTGCCAAGAAGAAAACACAAAATTCCTACAGTCCAATAGTACTGTTTCTTTATATGCTCTTTTATTATATATAACTTAATTTCTTCTGGAATTCGTTTTAACTTATCGTGATCAATCATTTTAACTCCTTAAGAGTTTTGAGTTGAATGCTGCAATGAGTGAAGAATAATCTGTTCTCTCAAGAAAGCCTGCTTTCGCTCAAACCTTGACAACTGTGGCTTTGCCTGAGTTCTTTTCTTATTCTTATTTGCTCTTTTAATCTTGTGCTGAGATACTTTGTTGTTTGACTTTTTCATTTTGACCCCTGATTTTCTGCTACATTGTCACAAGGACAAATAATTGATTCTGGAAGTTCGTGAACCTTTGTTACAATAGTGATCATAGTTTCGCACTGACTACATTTGTATATCTTTTTAATTCGTTTGCTCATGTATTAATCATACCATCCTCTTAGTTATAAGTCAACTTTTATTGCCATCCCAATTACCTATTTTTGTTGTGGCAATACCATGATCTTCCCACAATTTTATTACATTAGGATTGTCGTCTACTGCATGAGTTACATCCCACAGTACACTTATTTTATCAAGAATATCTTTTTTTGCCTCATAGTCTGGCCTATTGTCGTTATCTGCTCTCATAAATAGTCCATGAGACCTAATGTTATTTTTAGCAAGCCACATAGATGTAAGTCCACGATATTTTTCTTTACGAGATGTCACGACCAAAATAGAATGACCATCACTAACAGAATTATTAAGCATTTCAAGCACCTCTATGTTTGGCAGGGCATTGATAGAGGCCCCATGAAAGGCATCGTAATCCCTATTAGAGCCACGAACATGATGTAGATAGGGGTCTACATTGGCCAAGGTACCATCTACGTCATAGATGTGTGCTGTCGGCTTAATTTTGATCAACCCTGTATGTCATAATAAAGTAACATGCCATATATCCTGCAATAAATGCTGGTATCAAAAAAAATAAACTAATCATTCAAAATCCACCTGTCTCTCAAAAATGTTATTGTCTCCTCTTGCTACCTTTGCAGCAAGGATACGCATACCAATTGCGTTAGTAACTGATTCCTCAACTGGGATAGACTCAATAGCCTTTGCTATTTCTTCTCTTAAACTCATATCATCTATGCTCATATATATATTATACACTCTTACACCCTATGTGTCAAGTTTTAGTTGTTTGAATCTTTTTTATGTAACTCATAGAAAAGATCTGAAACGTGATAATGAAAGTGAATTCCTGGATGAGAATATTTATTTGTTTTTTTATAATCTATAATTGAATAATCTGATCCAAGACTCCACCATGAACTATCCTTAAACTCAGAGTTGTGGTCTGAGTTGCAAGTATTGTTAAATGAAGGGTCATAGCCATATGCGGTTGTTTCTGAAAAAAGATTAGTATACCTTTTTAGTTTAAAATCTTTAATTTTTGATAATTCGTTCATGATTAAAGAACTTGGTCGATCCCAAGTTGTCCAGTATAGTTTTATTCCATTTGTTAAACAAAAGGATTCTAAAATATAGAGATACTCTACTGAATCTAAAATTAATTGATGTGGAGAAATTGAATCTTCTATATATTTTTTATCTTCTATTTCCATAAATATAGAGTCTTCATATTTTGCAACTCTTGGATTGCAAAAAAATAACTCTAAGTGATCGCCTTTACCAGGGCTATTTCTGTCTGTACCTTTTTTAGATGTGTAAAATTCCTTGTCTACTACTACCATTCTTCTAAAAAAGTCTGGCATCAAACAAAAAATTTCTTTTGGCATTCCGTTTATCAAGCAGTATTGAATAATGTTTTTGCAAATAGTTGCTACAGAGGCTCCAGGGCTTCCTAAATTGTTAACACTTTTACCAAGATTGTTTGCTAATATGTCTGTCCATCTTCCTGATTCTGGAACACCAAGACCAAAGGTTATGGAGCAACCAACTCCAAGTGCATCTGCACCTTCATTAATTTTTCCACGAAAACCAAGACCATTAATTTTATATGTATTATCTTCATCTATAGTTGCAGCGTACTTTTGATTTTCTTCTTTTGTTCCAGTGATACCTACTTCTTGGTATGGAGAATAGTATCCAATATTTTTTGTTTCTGAAAAAAATTTTGTTAGGTACCAACTATTTTTTTCATTGTATTTGTAAAATTTTAAAATATCTCTGGTTAAATCAGTCATGTATTTATTATATCATAAAGGGAATAATTCTTTACTTTGAATTACTATCTTTATCATCCTTTTCCCAAACCTTTTTCCCATCCTTATAGACGGGCCAATAGCCCAAGGCTCTCCAGTCCATCTTCGTAATCTTAGGCTCTCTTGGCACACCACACCTTATAATCACTCATAGTTTGATGAGTATCCCAGTAGTTGATGTTTTCTTTGTCCATCCCGCAGGTTTTACAGATCATAAATATATTATACTACTAAGCGTAGTATTTGTCAACAATCTTGTGCATAACATTATGAGGCTTTGTAATCAAAGATTCACTAAAAAGTTTGAAAGACAATGGTGTCAGACTTAGCAAAAGTCTTTTATTGTTTACATAGTGTGTTGTAAAATTCCACAAACTATTTTTGTCAGGACTTTTGTTTGTTTTATATTCATCGCTTAATTCATTATGACATAAAGCACACAAAGGAATGATGTCAGACATTGGCTCCCAGCCCAAGCGATTGTATGTTCTGTGATGAAATTGAATATTGTCTTTTTCTTCACACGCCCAGCAAAATGTTGGGAACCCAGATTTTTTGTATTTATTTTTTTTGTTTCTCCATGTTTTAGATTTTAAATATAACAGATATTCATCTTTACCAACCCAAACCTGTTTGCCTTTATGCCACTTGATTGGTCTTTCTATCATTACCAGTCCTTATAGTTATCTTTGTTGTCTACGTTCCAAGATGCACTAATTTTTACTAACTCCTTATGAATAGCCATTGCTTTTTCCCACTCTTCATCAGAGTCATAGGCGGATCTATCAGAATTTGGCAGAAAGTTTATCATTATTGTCTATGCCGTTTCTTATTACCAAACTTAGACTTAACATCAGCCTTAGCCTGATTAACTATGGCGTTCGTAATGTATTCTAAATTAAACTCTTGGTCAAACTCTGCTTCGTTCATTTTGATACCCTTCGCTAATACCGTTGGCAATCCCCTTAAGTCCATTATACACAAGGAACGCCACTATTGCAATAGGTCCTGCTGCAGCAATTATAATAGACATGATAATAAATATTCCTAATAGGATTGCATCTATCCCACCAAAAATTTTTAATTCTTCTTTAATCATATTCTTTAGTGTGTACCTAAATACAATCAATGAACAGATAAGCCATAATATTTTGATTATCATCCCAACTCCTTCTCAATAGCCTGAACAGTTGGGCAGGGATAAGTTTCACCCATACTATGCAACCCAAAACAATGAGAACAATCGCTATACTCGGTTGGCTTATGCAATTCTACTACTGCACGAAGCGCATGTATTGATTGAGCATCACCATTGTAAAGTGCAACATCTAACCTACGATTGATTTCAATTAGTAATTCATCGTGTGTCATTGTCTACTCTTTCTAAGTTATAAATACCTTGAAAAATTACCCAGGTAAGTGGGAATGATAATAGAACCATAAAACTAATACCAAATACTGGCGAGATCAAAGCAGTCACTGCCATTCCCTTAAGCATTCCTTTTGTTAAATCTTTATCGTGTGTCATAAGTCCTCATTCGCATTAAAATCAGCCCATGTTGGGTCACTCTCTGCAATTATTTCATGCGTTAAGTCAATTACACCAACAAGTGTTGGACCAGTGCATCCACCAATATTGTCGCTTCCACGCCATATATCTGAAGCCCAGCCAAATTGTTGGCGGGATATATAAATAGTTAATGCATCGCTCATGTGTAATCCTTCTCAATAATTAAATACCAATGTATAAAAGTAATGCTCAATGATCTTTCTCTTGGGTAGAACTCAATTGCAAAACCCCAGGAATCAGTAACACCACCCTTTAACCAGCCCTTTGTAAAGTATCTCATGCTCGTGCCGTTTTTTCAAGGTAGTGAATCACATCACAATCTATATCACAAAGATCTAAAGAGATAATGTCTGCCACAATATCTGATCTAATTGAGTTCATAATTGCTCTGGTCATTTGTTCTTCAATATCTAATTCAATATTAACATACTTAACCCATGGTTTGCGTAATGTATATGGACCTATCTTCATCAGTACCCTCCAAGGCATTCGTTGCGTGTATGAAATAATCTAATCTTTGTCATAATTTTGCGGGATGGAGCATAAAGATCATCTTTACAAGCACTACACTTATAAGACCATTCCCCAGTAAAGAAGTCATGAACATAACCTTTGGCGTTAGCATACTTTTTGGCTACGAAGGTTTGGAATGGATCAGGAATCTCCATGTTAATCATTGCTTGACCAGACTAAACGAAGGAACTTGTTCCATGAGTGTTTGTCTAATGATATATCTTTCCATCTCATGTATGACCTTACTCCCACTATTCCGTATAGAATAGCACCAAGAATAAATCCATATTGTTTTGTGATTAATGCGTAGGCAGTCCACATAAACTCATTAAATATAAACCAAAGCCAACCCCATCGCTTCTTACGACCAATCGTAAACATGGCTGCTGCGCCACTTATGACAAGCACCCATGAGGCATAGTCATTCATCCATTGTTCCATATATTTAGTATACCTTAAGGTAGTGGTTTAGTCAAGTTTATTATCAAGATATTAGGCCCATAGATAGGTGATCTAAACATACATCTGCAACCAAAAAGTCATCGTGATCAACGACTATGTCGTAATGGGTTGCATCTTTTGTGCAAAAAAAACATTTTGATTTTTTCATCTAATTATTATATCATTAAATAAAATCAAACCAGATAGGCATTATGTACCTTGAACCATTTGTTGGTCCTACATTGTACCAGTAGTGAATATTCCCAGGGAACATTACCAAATCACCAGTCTTAGGCTTAAACGATATATCCTGATGCATAAAGGATAGTTCTCCACCCTCATAGTCATCGTTTAAGTATACCCAGCCAGCCAAATGGTTTGAGTCCTTATGTCCTAGGTCATCTATTGGTATTGTATGGCTATCGATGTGCTGCCATTGGGCAAAGCGAGAATTTCTTGGCTTAAGATTTACGTTGTATTCTTGTTCTACGAAAGACTTAATCTGAGGGATATATCTTTCAGAAAGATCAAGGGAATCGTAGTACAACAAGGACAGGATTGGGTTTCCAGAAGAGTCTGACTGCAATAACCTGTTGTTGCTTGTATCTGTTTTGTTAATTAGTTCTATTATGCTGGCACACTCTTCTTTACTAAGATAGTTGTTAAACACCTTTATGTTATCAGGACGGTTTCCAATGTTAGTAAAGTTTTCCTTTGTTAGTTCAGAGGTAACAACATTCTTAAAGTTTTGCTGATTTTGCTGAGGCAGTTCTACATTGTTAAAATCTTTTACTAATTTTAGTAACTTGCTAATATCTTCTTGATCAGTGTGTATCATAAAGTCATATATGCCAAATTTATTTGACAGTTCTCTTATTTGTCTAGTAACATCTGCTATTGTACCCTTTACGTGATGATGTTGTTTTCTTGGTGCTGCATTTTTATCGTATGTAGCATTTTTTTCTTCATCTGGATGATTAATAATAAGTGGGTCAATAATAAGTATTGGCTTTACACGACTAAGATCAATCTTCTTAAACTGTTCCCTATAAACTAAATTATCATCTACATAGATATATTCGCAATGCTTGTTTGCTATTTCAATTGTAGTATCTGAAGAACCAACAACAGCCATGTGTGTTTTATGCTGATGGGTTTTCATTAGGTCCATAACATTATCCATCCAAACTGAAGATACTCCTACTCTTTTTTCAAGGGTATCAATAAGTGATGAGTCATGCATGTAGTGATCTAATACTAACTTTTCTGAAGGACCATTTCCTTCATCACCCCATCTTCCAGCGACAAGGTTTACACCAATTCTTCCAGGAGCAAATCTATTTAAAGTTTCAAGAATCTTAGCAGCATAGTCAGGACTTGTTCCATATGCTGGCAATGCAATTGTCATTATTAGTTTATTTGTTTCTTCTAATGCTTCCTTTATGACTAATGAAAAATCAATACCTCCTGGACCATATGGAAGCAAAACAGACTTTACTCCTGCCCCATCCAACTCTTTTGCCATTTGCATAATGCCGTTAAGGTCCAAGTGCTCAATGCTGTCAGTTATTTGCCAGTGTCTTCTCCACATCCAGTGAAAGGTTATTGGTCTGTTATTATTTTGCATTATTATTTACTCTTCCTTTAGTTTTAAACCAAGATCCTATCTTAGAGTAGGAAACTTTGCTTCTTAAAAGTTCAGCGAATGTATCATGAGATATTTCTGATCCAAGATACTCTTGTCCAGTTTCAAGATCGATCAACTTCCATTTGCCAGGTGCCTTTGTGTGTAGTATTAAATCAATTGGATAATCGTAATCATTAACTTCAGATCCATCTAAAAGTTTTCTTTTGTTCATATTTCCCTCTAAGTTGGTTGTCACTATTAAATTATACCTTAAACTATCGTAAACCAGATAGGTGCTGTATATCTTTTGCCAGACAAAACTTCTTTAACTTCATGTGCATAGTTTAAATTTCCAGGAAATATAAGTAGTGTACCAGTCTTGGGCTTAACCGAAAGATTGTGCTGTTCAAAAGAAATCTCTCCACCTTCATAGTCATCATTAAGATAGATTAGTGTTGCTATATTATTATCTGTAACGTACCCAAGGTCATCTACATGAAGTTTTAGTGCAGAACCTTCGTCCCATCGTACAACATGAAGATGTGGTTCTTTTGCTCTTATGTTATCAAAACCGTATGCATCTTTGATTTCTTTTGTTACTCTGTCGATTATGCTAAATCTATCATGTATGCCCATATATGTATGCATCCAGTTTATTGGCTCACCATTAGCATCTTTCTGAGAAACAAAACTTGTTACCTTTGTTACTTCTACCTGAGACATAAGGTCTTTAATTTCTTCTTCACCTATAAAGTTAGGAATTATTTTAATGTTTTCCGTAGAGTCGCCAACTTTATTCAAAAAATCTAAATAACTTTTTTCTCTTGGTATCATGTCTGGGCGATTTCCAACAACTGCATTTCTGACTACATAGACTCCATCGACTGCGCCAGTAAACTCTTTGTTATTTTCTATCATAGACCAAGTATATCATATGATATCTTTGTCAATTATTCGTACTTAAACCAAAATGGCATGGTATATCTGTTACCAGAAATAATAGGATCTATCTTATGTGCATAGTTCAAATTTCCAGGGAATATAATAAGATCTCCACTTTTAGGCTTAATTTCTATACCATGCGTTGGAAAAGAAATTTCCCCACCAATAAAATTATCATTAAGATATATAAGTGCTGCCATATGATAATCTTCAGTGCCCAAGTCATCAACATGTAAGCCCATATCGATTCCTGGATGCCATGAGATTATTGCTGGATTAATTTGTGATTGAGCAGGTGCTATAGGTGAAATATCAACTTTATATTCTTTTTCAATGATAAGTCTTATTTTTTCTCTAAATGTATCAGCAATCACATTGATATGTCTGTTAGCAAATACTCTATTGGACCAAAATTCTGATTCATTCTTGTGTGGAAGCCCTTTGACTGATAAAAGTTCATCACAAATATCATCTGATATGAAGTTGTTAAACACTTTGATGTTATCTTTAGAGTTTCCTATTTTTTCAAAATTGACACTGTACGAGTCTTTTCTTTCTATGCTATTTGGATCCCTGCCAACACCTATTCCATTTATTTTATAGTCCATATAAAAGATTATAGCATATTAGATTCGGCAAAAAATGGGTTTAAAGTTCGGCGCAAAATAGAAGTAATAAACCACCCTATGCCCTAAACGGGCACTATTGGTTAACTTTCTTCACTATTGGCAAACCCTGGTTTTCCGTAGACCTCTTAGCCTTTTGCTTTTGTTGAGGGACAAAGACCTTATTGTGTGCTCTGCGTTGTTTCTTACTTAGTTTCTTAGGCTTCTTAACCTTCTCATCTGGAGGGGATTGATCTGGAGCAACCATAGGTTTGTTATAGTTAGGTCTTGACCAGTTTGATGGGGTACCCATGACAGATGATTCAATAGCAGCCTTATTCCTACCCAATTGACGCTCAGCCTTGGCTATAGCGTTTGTCCAATCTATCTTTCTATCTGGATTTGACCAGTCTATCTTTTTATTTTTTTTGTTAGGCATTATTATCTTCTTTCATACTTTAAGTATCCCATATTTGGCAGGGTATGTCAAGTATAATGATCCTATGGAATCAACAGTCTTATATATACTATATAGCCCACTACATAAGGCTGTCAAGGTAGGGATATCAGATATATCAGGAAGAAGGTTTGCAAGCCATAGGACCAAGGGATGGATACTCGTCAAGTATTGGCATTTTTTCGAACGGGATATGGCAAGACAGGTCGAATCTATAGTACTAAAAACACTAAGGGAAAGACATGGACATTTTCTGAATAAGGCGGATATGCCTCAAAACGGATACACAGAGACCTTTGATGCTTCAAAGATAACCCGTAGGGCCTTGATCCGTATGGTCAATAAGGCTATAAAGGATGTGTCGTAATCTTTATATACCCTGGCTAGTTGTGCCAGGAATGTCTATACATCTTTTAAGCATTTCATGATAGAACTCATACATTCTTGATAGATCCATAGTTTGTAGGTGAGCCTTAATTTCATCATACTCCTTGACTTTTTTACTTGATAGGATATGGTTATACTCTGAATAATCCCTAAGTCTTGTGTTTGTGTAATCCCTTTGGATTATCTCAATACCCATTATTGAGGCTATAGCCTGAGTGGTTTCATATGGAAAGTCTATTAGGGTTCTATAGTCTATAACTGTGTGGAAATCATCAATTACTGCCATGTCATCTGAGTCTGAAAGATACTTCATATAGTCTCTTTGAAGTTCCACATCCCAGAGTTTTTTTTGTTTATCATTTATCTTCTTGCCTTCAGGATCATAGAAAACACCCATAGCCAACTCTGATGTAAGTAGTTCAATAGGGTCTCTCACTACCGTTATCATTTTGTTATCTTGAACTTTGTGATATTTTTGTACAAATATACCAGTGTGTTGGAAGATTCTATCTTGAAGATAGTTAGAGCCAACCCTTGGAATTGTGACTATAGAGTAGTCAGGGCTTTCTATGAAATAGTCCATATGTCTATTCTATCATAGGGTGTTGTGATAGTTATCCACAGGACAATAGGCTAAAAATGTCATAGTTATCCACAAGTTATCCACAGATAAATGTTACTGATAGTATAAGTAGATAGGGTGGAAGTGGAGTGAAGTGGAGGATAGTGGAGTAGGGAGCGCTTTTATAGACGGCGTTCGTAATGCCAAACCATCAAACCTCTTATCCCCAAACCTCTTATACCACATATCCCCCATAGTGTCAAACCATTATATAAGGTTTGGGCATTATACATGCAAAACCATGGTTTGTCAAGTATCTTTTATGCATGATTTGCCCTAAAAAGTTCAGCGATTTTTTACGAAAGGATCTTAATCTTTTTAAAAAACCTTATAAAAGTTTATAAAGGTTTGGAAAATATCCCAAAACTCTGGGAAAAATAATCAAAGGTTCGTAATACCTTATATAGGGGGTATTGTTATTGCTTTGCTTGATCCCCTGGGATTTCGCCTGCGGCGAAGCGGCCTGTGGCCTGCTCAACTTTCTTGTCCTGCAAAAAATCGGGGGTAAAAGTAAAGAACCTATTCAAACCTATAGTATGAGTAACAGTAACAAAAGAGTTCCATACGTTATCTGAGAAAGACTGATAGTCTTGTGGGTTATTCTTAGCATAGTTAGCAAAGTGTCTAGGGGACATACCTTTATTATACACCTAGATATGAAGGTTTGACAAATAAGGTTTGATATGGTAAACTTCTGGGAAAAATTTTCAAACCATCGTAATCTATTTCTGGGAAATTTTTAGATTGGTTCGTAATACATTGCTATGAGGTTTGACAAGGTTTGATATATGTGGTATATTTTCTAGATCGCCTAGGCGCACCCCGAAGGGTGCAGCCGTGGCTACTCTGCTTCTCTTTCGCTTTTCTTTTGTTCTGCGATTGCAAGCAAATCTTCAAGGTTATCAACATCGATAACATCATCTTCTGTAACTTCTAAAGCATCAAGGAACATGGCAAATGTTTCATTAACATAGTCCTCTGACATTGGCAGTGCTGTTACAACTCCCGTTGAAATAAACCATGCAAGCGGCAAGCCCACATCGTTGTATGAGATGAAAGGCTTTAACTCCTCATCATCTCTGTATTCATACCAAAACTGTCCTAAAATGGCACATCTATCTGCAAAGTCTACTTCCATAGTGCTGTGTAATCCTCTCCTAAGTATCCTGTCATAAGTTTATCATACTCTTCCCCCGCCGTCAATGCAACGACTTCGAGTCTGCGTGATACGATAACAGGGTGGTTATGTACTAAATGAAAGCCAAGTGCTTCCAAGTTGAGTCCCATGTCCTCAGTTAGCAACTTTGCTAAACGGTTTGAGAACTGTATTTCTTTTGTGCTTTCGGGTTTTCTGCGAACGCTGTAAGTCATGCCTCTCCTCTTTATCTATTATACAGGAAGGGGAAGGGAGGCGCAACCCCCACAGGCTACGCCTTCCCTATCCTTATTTAGTTAATCAGTGAGGGACCCATCCACACTGATATATGCTGCGCTAAGCGCTAATATTTTGTGGTGCATATGCTGCGATGAAATCATTCCATCGAACATGTACGTCTGAGCCCACCTCATAGACAGTCTTGTTATTCATGTCGATAACTACAGTGGTCTCCATTAGTTCGTAGTTAGGACCGTTGACTGCATAAATACCAAACCCTGTTTCTTCAAGCACACAGTCTTGAATAAGATAACTAATCATCATGCGGGTACAGTATGACGCATCAATCCATCGTGGTTTAGCATGCTCTAAGGCCATGGCGATGTCTCGCTGCCATTCGGTCTCTCCCCAATGACTATAAAGTACAACTGAAGGGTGCGTTAGTGAGTCTTTAAATACATAGTTAATCCGTGCTCCCATTAGTTGTCCTCCTCATTAATAAAAGGAATAACAATCATAGTTACTCGTCCGTCCTCATTGATGTCTGCATAGACAGGGTAATGCCCGTCTCCGTATCCCGTGGAAAATGCAACGGCATTCATACCGCCCAATTGTCCAAAGCCCTTGCCACCTGTAGCATTACATGCACCAAGATATCCGTACTCTCCAACCTTATTAAGATTGTTTTCGTATGGTTCTACATCACTATCCCAATTCTGCCACTCATCTAAATAACATGGGTCGCCAACAATGGCTTGTCCGCTATCTACAAAAAACTGTCCAATAAGAGTCATACTTTCTGTTTTCATTTTTGCTCCTCGCATTTGTGGGTTTCATCTATATCAATAATATCATCACAGTCATCACATGTCAAGTCAGGCTCTGCAACCTGAATCTGAATAGTAGTATTATCAGGCACGGGGTTCTCACTAATAAAATAGCCAATCCTATTAACAAAGCCCCAGCCAGACCAAATGTAGAGGCCACCATCGTCTCCCTCGCCATACATCCAGATATTGGCAGGGGATTGAGACTTAACAAACTCTACCTCATCGCCATAGGTCTCAAACATTAAACCATCAAAGGAGGCATTCTCATCATAGTTATTAACCATAAATTTGAATTGCTCATCTGCTTCTTCAAAGGTAAGTTCAATAAAATTATTAGGCATAGTACTTCTCCTCAATATGCTTGCGGTCTATAGATAAATTATATGTCAAGCAGTATAGTTCTGTCAAGGCTTGCATATAGCCGTCAAGCCACTCACGCTCATCACCTTCACAGCGTTCTAATTTAATTTCTGATTCAAGCATGGCTACCTTCAAGTGACCATGTAATAAATCTATTAGTGGGATAGAGATATCCTCTAAGCCCTTCTCCAAATGTTCGGGGATAAAGGGATACTTCTCACTCACTGATAACCTCCAATAGGTGGTTGCATACATCAATAGAACCTTCAAGGTAAAAGGTTATGTCGTCAGCATTGTCCTCATGCTCCAGTGTGTGGGCTAAGTCCTGTTCAAGGGAGATAGCATGTAGTCTGATATATTCTTTAAGTGTATTTAGGTCCATATATTAATTATACGGGTTGGTGTTGATTTTTACAAGTCCAGCGGGTGTGACCTTCGTCACAGGCTCCAGGAGAGGTCCTGTTCCATCTCCCTGTGATAATAGGATAACTATTCCTAATCCCCCGCAAATACAGGCGGGATCAAGAACCTTATCAGCACAAGCAGTAATCTCTATAAGAGCATCACAATCAGTACATAGATAATCATACTTAGTCCACATACTTAGTCTCCATACACTCATAAATATCTGTATCACTCATAGCATGAATCCACTCCATGAATTCTTCTTTAGCAAAGTCCTCAGCATCATCCTCTGCTATCTCCATACCCATTTCTTTCCAGGAATCTAAATCAATATCTAACTCAAGAGTCACTCTAATACGATTCATTAGTCAAAGTACCCTTCTGCCCATAGTCCTTTAAGGAACTCCTCTGCTTTATCTAATCCAGCATGGATTCTAAGTTGTGTGCTTGGTACTGATTTCTTAGATAGGACAACAGCCCTAATCATTTCATCTAAATCATCAACGGTATAGCCTAACATAGTCCACCCCCATACTCATACATTAAATCCATAGCCACATGGAGATTACAATCACACTCTCCACCATTCATGTTATCCATGAAATCAAAATGAGAAAAATTCTCATCATATATTTTTTGCATTAGTTCATCTATTGTGTAAGGTTTTGTTTGGGTCATATACTAATTATAGGGGTTTGGGAGATAAATGTCAAGTATCGTAATCGGAAAATCCAGGAAATATTATTTGATGATCTTAATAGATATTATTAAAAATGTCAATTCGGACATATCGGACACCTAGACTAACTAGATCACCTAGGAATTTTTTGCGATCCGTACGGGACTTGAACCCGTGACCTCCACCGTGACAGGGTGGCGAACTAACCAACTATTCTAACGGACCTAATGGTGAGCAGTTTTAATTCTTACTCAGGAATTTTTTTAATTATGCAATTTGCAAAGTGCTTTGCACAACTTTCAGCAAACGATTTTTTTCTGCATTGATAGCAGGGTCAAAACCACTTGCAGATGCAAGGATAGATTCGTTAGAACCACCACGAGCAGAACGGTACCAATCTAAACGCTCTGTTAGTGCATTGAAAGCACCCCATGCGTTACCAGCAATCATACCATTAAACTCACCTGTGTAGATGTCATTGATAACATCTACCTTGTTTTCCCATTTCTTGAAAGCACCCTTAGAGTCTTTTTCAGGCTTTGGGTATGCAGCAAGAATGATGTCGTTAAATTGCTTAGCATTAACTTCTGTTTCAATCATTGCTTTTGCCATAAGGTCAAAAGAATCCATGTACTTATGTGCAAGACCAAGAGTCTCACGAGCAACTTGAATCTTGCCTTGTGCGGTCTGTGTGTGACGAATCTTGAAAGATTGCTTAACGCCACCCTTGCGCTTAGTTGTATTCAATGCAAGGTTAAGAGTATTAGCGCACACAACACGAACAGGTGTAATGCTTGCTTGAATAGCGATTGAGCCATCATGTGATGTGTTAATAAGCAAATAAGTCTTTACCTTATCTGCGACACCGTTAGGGTCAAGAATTGTTTCACGCTCTAATGCTAACGCACCGAATACGACACGACCACCCTTGATTGAGCCAGCCGTTTCCCAACGACCACCACCATCAAGAATGTTATCACCGAATGAGAATAAATCTTCATTCTGCATTACATGGTAACGCTCACCAACGACACCAAGAATGTCGGTCTGAGAGTTATCAGTAGGGTTAGTACGCAAGACATACTGGTACGCCTTGTCGCTTGTTAAATGTGATGGGGTTTCCAAATCTTCCAGACGAACATTCCAATTATTTAGATTGGCAGCAGCAAGCATTTCGCTTGTTGTTTTTTCTTCTGTAAATACGGTACCCAATCCATGCCAAGCGGGTTCACGAAATGATGCAAATGATGCAACGCCATTTTGTGTTTCGAGTTCATGTGCCATGAGTTTTCTCCTTTTTGTTGTTGATTATTTAAGTATAACAGGACGGGCTGACAAATGCAAATCAGGATAGTTATACGGGGACAAAACGGACAGATCGTAAACTATGACCATACATTTCAGCGTGTCGACTTGACAAAGTTATCCACAGGCCACCTAGGAAATTTTTGGGCAATGAGGAGCAGTTTTTAAACATGCTCAGGTTTATTAGTAGCCCCCTACTAAATATCTATACGGTCCACGCTGGATGACAGGTATGTTACGCCTTGTGGCTCTGATACAGAATCAAAATCAATATCATGAATTAAATTCTGTGCTTCTTCTTCATTACGTGCATTGACTGTAATTGAATATTGAACTGTAACTTCTAATTCAAATTCTTGTGTTAACTCAAATCCACAAATGTTTGCAATCTCTTCTGCAGTACCTTCTGAAAGGGTGCCGTCGCTTAAGTTTTCTAAGGTCCACTCTTGCATTTCATTACGCATACGTGAACGTTCTGCAGCCTCGCCATATGAGCGTTGGGTTACCGTTTGAATGTGCTTTTCTAATTGTTCAATACGACTTTTGTTTTCTACTAACTGAGTTTCTAAAAACTCTCGTGTCATGTAGTGATTGTCTACTTTTGTTACCTGGTCCATGGGGGCCTCTTTCTGTTAGTTGGTTTAATTTAATTGTACTATGTACCGCTGACAAATTGTGAGCAGTTTAGCGACATACTCAGGTCGTTTACTATCTAATTAGAGATAACGAGCAACCGCATTGTAAGTGCTGGTATTGACTGTTTCCTCATCTGTCATCTTGAGAATACGAATTGCGTTAAGCATTTCCTCTTTTTGGTCATTGTATGTATGCTGGTGCATAACAACAAAGTCACGCTGAGGCTCTTTAGGCAAATCCTTCTCTGCAACTGTTAAGTCATAGTCAATGTTTAGTGTATTGTTCCATGAGCGATAAGATGTGCGGAAGTTTTCTGCCTTCTTGATGTTGGCAACGGCATAGTCACTAAGTTCCTTCTGCCACTTCTGTCTTGCCTTCTCATACTTTGCTTCGTTTGCTTCTTGTGATGTGTAGTCAAGTTCTAACTTTGCGAGTGCGCCTTCGAGAGCCTTGATTACCTTTGGTGTTGCGATTTTTACTGAGATTGCTTTTCCTCTTGCCATGTGGGTCTGTTCCTTTACTGTTAGGGGGTTGGTTTGAGCAGTTTGTATTCTTGCTCAGGAATTAGTAATTAAATTACTTAGCCGTCCAAGTTGTGTAACGAGCCTGTCCATTTACATCTAACTTAACACGAACTGATTGACCATTTGCGTTAGGTGTGATTTCTGTGATAACGCCTGTTACCTTTGACTTCTGAGTTGTGTAGGTATCGCCTACCTTGTATGTTGCTGTTGCTACTGACATTTTATTTCCTTTTCTATTAGTTGGTTGCTTATGTATTAAGTATAACATTTCCTACTGACATTTTACAAATCGTAGGGGATAAATCTCAAATTATGAGATTATTTAGAGGTCTTGACCATAGCAAGGCGACGAGAGCCATTTGCCAAAACAAGACTAACTCTGGTAACCTTATTAGACATTGGGGCAAAACCTGCAATACGACCTGTAATGCCTGTCTTGCTTGTTGTAAATAGGTCACCAATTTGGTAAGTGTATCCGTGGAGTGTCATGTGGGGACTTCCTTTCGTTTTTGGGTATGTATTAAGTATAGCAAAAAAATGTCAAAAATACCAATTTAGCGAGGTTTTTTGTGTGTGACCTTAATCACATAGTTTGTGCGTGTCTAAACTTGACAATGAAAAAGTTTTGCGCCTAGGTGCCCATTTCACAACGGGCTTGCAAACATTGCATATAAAAATATTGCAGTTAAAAATAAAATAACTATATCAAACATCTTGTCTCATTTCTTAGTGGCAGAAAAAATTATGTCACTCTTAGAGTATACACACAATGAACAAGAAACGCAAGCGCTACCATTAGTTGAGATAAGTGGAATTTGCTTATTATTCTCAGGACACTTAGCAGCAGGACGGCCAATCATTTCTTTTACATCTGCTTGACCTATAGCAAAATTCTTAGCAAGGTATGCCATACGTACGCCACTATTAATTTTTAGATCAACGGCAGTTTTAACATTCTCACTGTCAGCAGAAAAATACAATGATAGATTAGATACATCCTTAAGAATAAGTGCAGCACTCTTCACACGAGTGTATACCCAAAATTGAATGTCAGGGTGCTTATCAATAACTACTTTCCACGCATATGTATAAGTATCGTTAAAGAAATCTCCGTCCCAATGGATACGGAATAGCATAGGTGCCTCACGCTTTACACAATCAGCCTTGAATTCTGTGATCATTTCATTAATTAGACGCACCATGGTTTCGCCGTCTGCGTCTTTAAGCAATGACCAATTGTGCAATAGGTTTTTCTTTACTGTTGGAAAGACCTTTTCCAATTTGCCTGCGTAGCAAACACTCTCGCAGACAGACGTTGCGCCAGGACATGAATAAGACTTTCCTGCAGGTAGTCCGAATGTGTTAGCAATACTTGCTTGTTTCCCGTTGGGTGTGACAAGGTTAGCCACCTTTCTATCTTTAGATCTTAGTAATTTAGTCATTAGTTGTAACTCTCCTTGCAGTTAGCGCAAATTGAATGGAGTTTACAATAGCATGCCTTAGCGCTTGGGCGTAGCATGTCTGTTTCATAGTAATCGTCATAAAAATCCATGGTGGGCTACTCTCTTTCTTTCTTTAATTCTAACATAAGGGACTGACATTTTTTACGGTTATACTTTTTCTTATTGGGTACGGCAGAGGCAGCGTTAGACCTACGGAGTTCCATAAGCCTACGTAATTCCTCTTTATTTTTTTTCATAAATTAATCTTAGCAGACTTGGGAAAAAATGTCAAATGCTACGTAAAGTGATCAATCTCACATCAAAAACAAAACGACACGCTAGGTAAAATGCCTAGGCATTTTTATGCGGGGAAGTGCATAAAAATACTTTTACTATTCTTCTTCAGTAAAAACATACAACGGAATTAAATCAGTGTATGCATACTGTGTAACTTCTTTTTCACCAAACTCATTTTGCGTTTGTATGTCATAGTTATCACCTGTTGAATCGCTTTCAATAAAAATAACTTCAACGATGTCATTATCAATCTTGATTAAATCACCAATCATGATTTGATCTGCGGTTAAGTTATCAGCGTGTATCAATTCCATGCTTATCATTGTATCAGACATTTACTCACCCCTCGTTTTCTGGTAACCAAAAAGATAAGTGGTGTTGTTCAATTACTGCGCTTGCTGGTGCATGACTCATGCCCTTATAGAATACGCCTTCAGGCATAGCAATAAATCGGTCATAGTCCTCATCATAGTATGCATCAATAGCGTCAATGCAAGGTTGCACCATGCTTAGTGGAACGGGTGGATAGTGATTACCCTGTAAGTGATAAGCAATCTGAGTTTCTAAATCAAGTACGCTATCTTGTATTCCCAATGCTGTTACGCTTCCCATTATCGTGTTGTTACCTTTCCCATGCGGTCAATTATTTTTGTATGCATTTTGCCTGACGGCTCTGATAAATTAATTGTTGTGTATTCGTTAGCAAACCCGACATCAACAAAGCGCTGGTATGCTTCCACGGCAGTTAAAGCATCTGAGTAGCGACCTGTCCAATTAGGCTTAGTGCCTGAGTCATAGGTTACTGTTATTGAGTATAGGTATTCATTATTCATTATGCGTTCTCCAATGTGTATTCGTTTAATTCGTTCTCAGCATACCATGCGGTGTATTCGTTGTAAAGCATAACACCCTTGTTACACTCACAAAAGTCTGTATCGTATTCGCCATTAGTGCTACCCCAAAATAGTACGCCCTCATCATAGCATTCCATGCAATTCCATGTGTTCATTATTATTCTCCTGTCTTTACTGCTAAATAGCGGTAAGTATCTTTTAAGTTAAGTGGTGCTGAGTAGTGGGGGCGTACCTGCACTCTGTATGTATCGCAATTTGCATACCATACATCATTTGTTTTTTCTGCATCAATAATTTCTCCCGTAAGTGTACGAGACTTATAAGTTTTTCCTACAAGTAGGTTTTCTATTGTATAGACATTTGCTGACATGAGCAACCTCTTTCGTTTGTTTATTTACTTTATTACTCTGTAATCCTATCATGGGGGTCTGACATTTATCAAATTAAAATCTTAAAATCTCAAAATGTGGACAGGTTTTGGGTGTGTTTAATCTCACATCTTAAATGACCTGTGGATAACTTAGTCTGACCTGTGGATAACGGCCTAGGCACCTAGGAAAAATTTGAGCAGTTTGAAATCATGCTCAGGATCTTTTTTATACGTTTGCTAATTCTTTAACGCAAGCATCCCAAAATTTATTTTCGTCAAATCTTGGATTATCTGAAGCAAACCATTCGCTAAATTCAAAAATTAAATCTTGAAAATTTTTTGAATCAATTTCATTTGCAAATTGATTTAGAATTTTTGCAGTTTCGATGTAGTCTTTACGAGTCATCATTAGTCGGCCACCTTAAGAATTGCGAAAGTTCCGTTTTCGTTAATTGTTGCCAAAGCCTCTTTTAGTGCAGGCGCAAGCAGGTCCTTTAGCATTCCTTCAAGCAAAGTAATTTGCATTTCATGATTTAGTTCAAGTAATTGCTTACCTGTTGGATGAGTTTCGTCTACTTCTGTTACAAAGTGCAAAGCGTGTGGGATTTTTACCATTGTTTTAGTTTTCCTATTCTTAGTTTGTTTGACATGAGCATTTTGTTAATTTAATTGTATCGCCTACCACTGACAAAATTGCGAGGGTATCGCATGAGTCGCAGATAAAGAGTTGCACTATAAGACCGCCTTACCTCTAAGAGTTCCACGAATACCAAGAGAGTCGCAAGCGACTTTAACAGATACGCCAACAGGTAATTGTGTTGGGTATGTTGAGATGAATTGAGCAACCGCACCACGAGAGGCGAGGTTGATTTTCTTAGTCGAACCGCTAAAGGTTTCGAGTGTTATAGTGTATGTCATTTATTGACTACCTTTCGTTTGTTTGTATAGTAAGTTTAACAGAGGGGGCTGACAAATTGGGCACTTATTTGCTTAGGCTCATTGTGATACTCGTCA